ATGATTATATTTGGTTATGGACAGTGGTCAAAAATTTATTCGTTAAATAGTAAACATTCTTATATGTGTGGTCAGCAAAATACCTCTTGTTTTAATACGAACATACGTTCTATAATTGAATCAAAGGAGATGATTAAAGTGCGATATTACGATTTTATTAGCGAAGAAATAATGGATAAGGATTACAAAGATTACGCAAGAGCTGACTATTCTTTTAATATGAATAATAGGAGATGCTTGATGGTACTTTTATCAAGACATGCTTTGAATCCAAGAAAAGAAATTGGTAAGGTATTTTGTGAGATAGATGATATTTTTAAATTAGAAGATATCTATAAAGATACAAGACTTAATATTATAGTGATGGAGGAAAAATAATGAAATATCACAACCTTAATCCCCATCACCCCCAAGTTCCACATCATATAATAGAAGAAACTAACTACAGAAACATTCCTGTTCAATACCTGGAACGCAATATTCCTAAAGGACGAGGTATGATTAAGTGGGCTCCATTTGCTACAATGCCACAGCAATATGAAGATGTTAGAAGACAAATTAAATCACAGACATATCAGTATATGCCATATCTTTCAGATGAACAGTTGATTGAGATCGATATTAAATTACATCATTATGCTATGTTCCCTTCAGCATGTATCGTTAAATACTTTGAAGATCATCAGATACATGAATTAGATGTTGTAATTGAAAAGATACTTGAACATGAGAAATTAGTAGAAGTGTTTGATTGTTATACAAGAGAGAAAAGAAAGTTGGAATTTAAGTTTATTGTGGAAGTGATATAATTCGGGTATATGAACGAATCTAATAGAATTCGGGTATTTAGCCATAAAATGAAACTTTATAAATATCTTATGGATAAGTGTTGACGTACTTAAACATATAGTTTAATATATAGACATAAGGTAATAACAAATAAAAACAAAAAGGGAGATTGATTGAAATGACAATTTTATGGACTGGTAAATCAACAGATATGAGAACAGTATACAATGCGGAAGGTGAAACTTACAAAGAGGTATATGATAACATCGTAGAAAAATACGGATATGATGTATTTGATGAAGATGTGTTAGCAGCATTCGAATTAATCGAAGTTAAAGAAGACGATGACTATTACAACGTAATTAGTGATAGTAAATCTGAATACTATTATAGTGACTTTGAATTCGAAGAAGAGGAAGAAGATGATGAATAATGAGAAAAGAAATACAATCACTTTTAGATAGTAACATCTCAGCTAATCAAATCGAACGTGACACTAAAGTCAGTAAAGCGATTATCAGTAAGCTACGTAACAAGCAACGTAACTTAGATGACATCACATTGAAAACTGCTGAAACGCTTTATAAGTATTATAAAAATAAATAGCCATAAAAAATAACCCTACAGCCAACCTCTTAACTGTAGGGTATTATATCTTGTGTGTTACATACATATTGGTTTTCAATTATAACATGCTAAACATATAACGGTCTTATAAAGTGACTTACCCCTTTATAATAATCCGTTCTCAATTTACATGGTAAGTTAGCCTGTCCATTCCAATTCTGTTCAATGACCACCATGCTAGTGAGTGTAGGGTTAGCATACACTAAAGCAACGTGTCCATATTGATTGTCTGCAAAGTCTTTAGTATAGACTACAATATCGCCAACTTGTGGTAAGAATTCAGGTGTATTCTCGTATATTTTCCATCCTTCAGGGAATTGATTTATCTTTGGATCAATATTATCACGTGCATTACCTTTTAATCTGTACGTTCCTTTAGTCATATACCATACATAATCTACTGCAACGTCCTGACATTGATATTTCCACATATTATCGAAATCGATATACTTCCCTACGTACCAGTTTAACCTGTCTAACATTTCTTTTTTAGTACGTGCATTCGCTACTTTCTTAGTAGACTTTACTTTCAGTTTATCTCCAACACGAATCAGATCACTTGTCATATTATTCAGTAACATTAATTTAGATACCGTTAAGTTATACTTCTGGGATATTGACCATAAATTTTCTCCATCTTTTACGATATGGTAGCCAACATCCCTACTTACTTTTTTGTTTCTGAGGCAACCTTTTTACTTGGAGATTTTATGAAAATTTCTGATACTGCGATAGTATCTCTGTGCACCCATCCATTATTAGTATCATCGTATGTTCTACACCATGTATTTCCTTGCGCGTCTTTTATTTCTTCAAAAATATAGACTGTTGTTCCTTTAGAAATGATACCTCTTTCTTCGCCAAAAGAATAGTTATTTAAAGTACTACCTTTTCTCGTTCTAAGTGAAGCGTTGTATTTTATCGTTCCTTTATAGTAAGCTTTGTTTGATAATTTCCTGATTTGAATTGATTTTTTTGGACGTTCATTTACAACTTCTTTTGGTGCAGGCGCAATCTTTTTAACAGGCGCATCACCTTTCATATACTTTACAATTAAATCATCTATTACTTTCATTTCACTTCTTTTATATCCACATGCAACAAGTAAGTTACCAGGGTCTTGTTTGTCTGACTGAATGTCTTGGTGTCCAGGTACGTGCGTTTTAGGATTGATATCCCATGAATTACATAATGCAGCCATAATCCTACAAGCATTGTCCAATGACTTCAAACTACGTGTTTTAGAACTAAAATATGATGTTTCAATGCCGAAAGCGATATCGTTTGCATCATCTCCATAATGAAAATTATCTTGAGTTGTATTATAGATTACGTGCCATGCTTTCTCAGTAACAGGGATACAAATAATACATTCAGTGTCATCTACAAAAATATGTGCTGAAGCAACATTATTCCAATCAATGTTATAAGTGTTTTTGTAATAATTTACGTTCGCTTGTGCTGATGTATCTTTGTTTCCAGTGTCATGAAATACTGCGAATTTAGGTTCTCCACTGTCTAATTTTTGTCCTGTTCTGCGTGTTCCAATCGGTAAAAAATCTGTGTACACAGGTACTCCATTCCACTTTCCTACTTTTTTCTTAGTCAATACGTCCGCCTCCTAGTCCGTTTTCGTTTGTTTCCGTATTATCCGCAATAATTTCACTTTCACTTGTCACTTCATCATCGCCAATAATTTCTACTGGCATGTTCGGATCTGTTGGCTCTGTCTTATTCATAGATAACTCACTATCATTCATTCCGAATACAGTTGGGTCTGTGATGATACCTGCAAGTACAAGTACATTCGTAATCGTTTCAAACCAGTCATTCACTACTTGTGAAAACTCTGATAAATCATATCCATAGATACTTGCGACTTGATTTATTATCTTTAAAACAAAACTCAAAACTGCTGCTAAAAATAATTTGTTTTTCAATCTGATAGACCAGTTAATTTTCATCTGTTTTCCTCCATAAAAATAGGACGCGCACATAAGTACGCATCCTTTTATTTAAAAAATATTTGTGACAAACCCAAAGCGCTACTACCCAATGTGGTAATGCCACCTATTATTGCAATCCATATATTCGTATTAGATTTATTTCTCGCTTCAATATATTGGTCGTGTGAAGCGACTTTACCTTCAATAGTACTGACACGTTGTGTGACTTCAGTGACATTCTTGTTTAGATTTTTTAATTCACTATCTATACTTTCTACTGTTTTTGTAATTGGTTTTTGTGATTCAATAAACGTCTTGAGTAACAATTCTAAACTCTTAAAATTATTATCGTGCTTATCATCAACTTCATTTATACGCTGATATATACTGTTTTTATCGCGTTCAAATATTATGTGTAAATCTTGCACCGTCTTAACATTTTCTGGCATAGCTGATCACTCCTATTACTCCTATTACTCCAAGTCCAACTGTTTGAATTAAGAATTGGAGTGGTGTTAACCAATTTAATGAGTCACTTATAGCGACTACTGTCAAAAAGAAGTAAAAAGCTGATGAGCCTAATCCTCCTATAACCAAGAAGATTTCAAACTTCAGATTGACCAACCTTCGAGGTATAAAAAAACTTGCCAGACATAAACCCATTCCAAACAAGACAAACATCAACCCCCAATACCATAAAGGCATCACGTTATGCAATGCAGCATACAATGGTGAATCATCAATCGCATCTTCCGATTTCAATATCCAAAATGCCCCTCTACTAATCGAAAGTAATCCGAAAGTTACCAATAATGCTGATGATATTTTTTCAGCGATACTTAATGCATCATAAGTTTTCATTCGTCACCGTCCTTAATTTTTTATCTATAATAAAAACCCCTAATCTTAATAGATTAGAGGTTGGATAGTTAATTAACTGTTCCATGTAGCTGTACTTGCAGAACCTTTATTTAACCAAATTTTATATGTCGTAACAGAAGCCTTACCACCATTTGAACGATGGAATACAAATGATGATGTCGCATTACCATAAGTCGCACCGTTGAAATCATAACCCCATTTACCTGCTGAATCTGTAGTAAATGTAATATCGACTACGCGAGGATTAGGCCAGATGTAATTGCCTACACCAATCATAGTTACTAAGTCTGAAGCATTAGCGATTGTATCACTAGCTTTAACTCGAATTGTATATTGTGTGTTAGGCTCTAATGTGAAGAATCCCCATTTCGTTCTATCAGCCACAGTATTAAATGTAATCGTATCTCCACTACCAGTCATATCAAGTGTATGCGCTTCGTTGTTAGATACTGTGAACGCTGAGTTTACAGCTAACTTACTAGCACTTCCGCCTGCTTGAGGAATCGTTTTGCCTGTGAAATTGAATGCTGTCGCAGGCCATAAGTTGCCTGTTGTTGGTGTAGGTGTAGTACCACCACTAGATGCGTTGATTGTTTGATTGCCAGAAATAGAAGTAAATTCAATCATATTTGTTTTAGGTGCAAGATTAGTTACAGTAACGATATTCCCTAAATTACCTGCATCATCTCTAATTTGGAATTTATATGTTCCAGGTGTTGCGTTAGCTGGTAATCTCACGCCTCCCATATATTCATGACTAATTGAATTTAAATTGACTGTGTCAGATACAGTTGTGCCATCAGGTAATGTTGCGATTAATGTTCCCACACCAGTTGCATCTACAATTACTTGACCATTGATATCAATTGCGAAATTTGTTATATATGTTGGTGTCGTATCACTAGATGGCGCTGCTTGAATCGTTACAGTCGTACCTGTTGAAATGTTTCCTGCTGCATCTTTCGCTTTGGCTGTGATTGTCTGACCAGCAACTAAACCACTTGCAATAACACTCCATGAGCCACTACTGTTTGCAGTTGTAGTACCACTAAATCCACCCGTTAAAGTGATTGTACTATTTGCTTCTGCAGTACCAGTAATTGTCGTACTGTTTGCATATACCGTGTTTACTGTTGGTGCGTTTGGTGGTGTCGTATCAGTTGGTTGAGTTGGTGTCGTTCCACCTGTGCCACCGTTAGCAATTAAGTAATCCATTAATGGTGTCTGATAATAGATGTCTAAGTTTTCATCATTTCTGGTCTTAACTTTAGTAGCTTTAGATGTGCTAGCAATCGTAAACTTACCAACCTGTGCCATTAAGTTTTCAATGACTGATAATTGATCGCCACTACCGAAGTCAAATGTGATTGTGCCTGACTTGTCAGATTTGAAGATGTTATCTTTCAATATACTGTTACGCATTAATAACTGCGTCGTCTTGCTTTCTGATGATGACCAGTTAAACACGTTATTAATGAATGTGAATTGTCGTCTATTTTTGTATTGAACTAAACAGTCTAAGAAGTTATTACGTTCAAAGTATACTCTGTGTAAGCCATACTGCCCTGCGTTCACATCATTATATGTTTGTGTGCCATCGTAGTTTGTCCAGAAATCACACTTTTCAAAACTGTTACCAATAAATTCAGTAGTAGCATTTGATGGTTCACCGTTGATAACACCAGTCTGTTCGTTCACTAAACCTGCGCCGAAAGGAATAATCTTCGCATAGTTACCGTCTGTCATTCCACCTCTAAAATCATTATCAATGAATTTACAGCCACGTAATGATGAATTAATCATGTAGTAGTTACCTTTACCGGCAACACCTGGTTTAAATACATTCTGTTCAAAGATTAAGAATTTCGTAAGCATTGTTGATGTATTTGCAACACCACCACCGGCATTATTATCAAATAAACATTGTCGTATCTTCGCATGACCATTCCATTTGTCTGAGCGCCACTTACTCGCTGTATCGTTATCTCCTGCTATCTCACTAAAGTGAGGTTCAATATCTAAGCCCATCGCTGGACTGTAGAAGATTTGCTTACCCTGACTATTCTTAATCGTTCCGGCATTAGTGAATTCACTTCGAGTAATCTCAAAGTTAGTACCACCAATCATCGCAAATGATAAGCGACCTCCACCCGAGAATACACATTCATCGAACGTGAAGAAGTCTGTATGTTTAGCTTTGAATGTAGACATATTCATAAGTGATGAAATGTTTACACAGTCTACAGATGCATTTAAGAATTTAGAACGCTTCACATCAAAGAAGCGACAGCCTGTAAATTCAATCATGTGTCCATGTGTTTCTGCTAACGTTTTACCGTTGTATTTAATATTCGCATTCTCTTGTTGAGTAGCTGAAGATGGAAATGTGATTTTTTGCGATTCGCCATCAACGATTAATCCCTCAATGCTGAAGTTCTCAGCGCCAACGAATTTGAATAAGTTAAGGTGACAGTTTTTTGAACGATAATAATCGCCTACGAGATAATCAAATCCACGTTGGAAACCACCAATCGGCATTGAAATGAATTTTACACCGTTAGCAAATATCCTGAAGTTTTTACCTGTCCATATAATGTCGTCAGGTGTACCAGATAATGTACTCTGTTCACTATCAACCTGTCTATATTGTTGTGAACGTATCTCTTTAACTTTTGGATCAACGTAATAATCATAGCCACTATTGTTATTTACATGGTTAGCCCACGCTTTGATACCGTCATAATTATCAAATGAAGCATTCTCAGCTAATGAAGTATCTTTCAATCCGAATTTAGCAACTACATCAATACAAGTTAATACATTGTATGGTGTTGTCGGTGTACCTGTAGACGAGCCTATAGGTGCGTACAATGTATCAGCCGTTGATTTAGTAAGTTTACCGTCCAAAGTATTCTGTAAGCCTGTTACTTCTGAAATAGCGTGTGTGTGTGTCTTAGATGCATACGCTGTATCGTGATTATGTTCGGTAGATGCTTTACCATCTAATGTAGATTGTAAGTTCGTTACGTCTGTGATTGCATGTGTGTGCGTTGCATTCGCTTTACCGTTCCATGCAGTACGTTCAGCAGCAGTAATATGTTTAACGTTATCATTAATATGATTGTTAAACGTTGTGAAGTCAGGATTGTAATCTAATTTAGTATCAGTTTGTACACCGTCCAAAACTAGATAACCATTCGCTACTGTTACCACTGTGCCAGCCTTTCCATCTACTCCCTTTATATCTGGACCTTTAACCCACGTAGAACTGCCAGAGTTTCTAAAATAAAGTGTAGTGCCTACTAAGTAAGTACTTTTAGTAGTGCCTGTAGGCAATTCACCAACTGTAGCAACAACACCATCAATTTGAAGTCCGTCACCTTTCTCGCCAGGTGGACCCTGTATACCTGTATCACCTTTAGCACCTTTTAGATTATTCAACTGTTCTACTGTGAAGTCACTATACTTAAATGGTTCACCTTTAGCACCAGGTGCGCCAGTGTCCCCCTTTGCTCCTTTTAATGCAGCTAATTGAGTTGATGTAAAATCTGAATATCTAAAAGGTTCACCTTTAAATAATGATGCGTTCTCACTCATATATCCCGTTACGATTGGACTTAAATATACTTTTACATCGCTTGTTAAATTATTAATAATCTGTTCTTTAGTTATACTACTAATAATATTTAACTCAGCCATATCATGTGTTGATGCAACCTGAATCGTAAACTCTCCATCTGACGGAAATTTACGTCCACCAATCGTAATCTCTAAATTATGTGGATTCGCTTTTAAATGTTGTGTGACAACAAATGAGATACTACCACCAGAAACATTTGCATTGATCGTGGCACGTACTACTTTATCTACTGTATCAAGTAAAGTTACTGTTGCCTGTCCACTTAACGTGCTCATTACTTTTCCATCATTACCACATAGATATAGTTCGATTGGACTTGTATTATCTTTCTGTTTAAGGGTTATGTGCTTGTGCTGTTTAATTTTCGTTTTGATACTATTAATATCCATTGATACCCTCCTTTAAATTAAAAAGCCGTATCTTATTCAGATACGACTTCTTCATCTTCTTTATTTAGTTGTTGTAATAAATCATCTATTTGCGCTTTCAGCGATACGTTCTCAGCTTTTAAATGCATGTACTCTACTTGATAGATACCTAACTCTTTTTCGATATTACGTTGTTGTTGTGTTTGAGTTTGTTCCATTGATTTGTTCCTCCAATTTGTCTACTTTATTTATCAATTCTTGAATCGCTTTTGTGTTCCAGAATACGACTTCATTCTGATTATATCCATCGCCATTACGCCATTCTGCCGGGAATTTATCTTCATTACTATTCTCTCTGATGACAATACCATGACTTATTAGTCCATTTGCACTATCTTCTTCACTTGTTTTATTGAATTTATAGCTGAATAATTGCAATTCGTTCCTATAAACATCAAGCACATTTGTATTCCACTCAGAAATGTCATGTTTATATTTTTCATGTGATGATGGATTGGCTGCCCTATATCTAATATCCCTGTAGCTTATCGACCCACCATTATATCCGTTTCTGTCAGTAACTAATAAAGCATTATCAACCATTGCATATATATTGGCTGTTGAAGCGTTGACGTTGCCTGTGAAAGTTTTTGCTTCGATACTCCCCCACGCCACCACTTTTTGAGTTTCTAAAGTGATTCCAAGCGTCGAATTAATTCTCATATCTTTGCCACCAAGAAATAATGTGTTTTCAAATGCGTTTATTCCAACTCCACCTTTATTGGAACTGATATAAATTCCAGATGTTCCGAACGTTGTATCAAAAAAAGCTATTGAAGCACTACTATCAATTTTATTCGTTACATTTGTATATAAACCATCATCTGCCATATAAATTGACCTGTTACGATTGTCATTTCTAATTCTAACCGTGCCATTTTTCAATTCTGTATAACCTTTAACAGTTTTACCGTAACCATCTAAATCAGTTGTATAATAACTTCCATACTGTCTTATATAGTCACTTGTCATTACTATATAGTTATCACTGTCATAATATCCTCTGATTGTTGCCCTGTTCAAATCAATATCAGTTGTCTTAATCTTTTCAGATACTATGTTTGATGCCATTATGTTTCTTAAAAATGCATCAGTTGCTACTAATTTGTCCGTGAAAGTTTGATCAGCAGCTATTTTATTAATCATTGCTGCATCTACAACGATAGCATCACTACGAATTACATTTGTACTGCTATTAATCTTATTCACTACATCGTTAGTGATAGATTGACCATTAGTGGTAATCGTATTGTTGATGATTGTTCCTAGCTCACCTTTTTTGAAATCTGATAATTTCGTATTCATAACATCAGGAATAGATAATTTAAAAGGTTCAAATGAATCTCTTTTAAATTGTTCAACTCTCTGTCTTGCTAAATCGTCAGCACTTTTAACAGCATCACTTTCAGCTGTTTCAATTTCTTCTCTGATAGTTTCAACTGTATTGTTAATGATTGGTGTGACTTGTTCAGTAATAATTTCAGGAACAGTATTATTTATAATTTTAATACTTTCTTGCAACTGCAATTCAGCTATTGTTAACTGCTTTTCACCTATAGTGATAGATTTATCATGTGGTGTTATTAAGTTAATGCTGATACCTACTATTTTTAAATCTTCATCAATTTTTAAAGGGGGACATTTCACTCTATGGATATTAAATAAATCAAAATCATCAGGGTCTATTCCGATTAATGATAAATCTAATGCATTTAATGTAATGGATATCTTCGCTAACTTCTGATATTGCTCTGTAATCCATTTTTGAGCCTGCTCTTTAAGTGTTATCGGTGTATAAGCATCAAAGTCCACTGTTCCCGTTTGAATGCCATACACAGCTATTAATTCAGGAATATCGATGTAAGGACTACCACCATTAGCATCTGCTATTGTTAATCTTAATTCATCACCATTTGCAGTTTCTGATGTCGCACCTAATGGTTTTAATCTTGTGATAATCTCTGTTGGATCAACTTTGTATTGAATACTCTTAAGATTCTTAGCAATCTCAATAACAGTTAATTTCTTATTTCCTGTTTCTTTTAGCCAGTGAATGATTGTAGGTCCATCTGTAACTTCAAAAATAAAAGTACCACCATATTTACCTTTTAAATCATCATGTAAAGTCTGATAAGTCGTCTTATCTTCCCAACGTTTGAAATACTTTTCTTCTTCGTGATATCCACCATCATTAGGAATTACATTCTTCTCAACGTTTACAGTACCAATTTGAAAGTGTTTATATGATTCGTTAGGTAACTCACTATTATGATGATTAATCACTAATCTCAAGTTATCAACTGGCATCTTATCAAACTCAAAAGAATATTTCTGAACGGTATCTTTTAAGAATGCTTCTGCACCCTCAAATACAAGATTATGAGAAAAAGCACCTGACTCACTCATTTGTGAATCTGGTGCTAATACTCTGCCTTTAAATATTATTTTGTTTTTCTTTGTATCTCGTACATCGACTAATGTCTTGTAGGGTTTTATCTGATAATTGTTATCTTTAATGAATTGATGCATGACATCCAATGATAAAGAATCAATATTATCTTCTTGTTTATCAAGCGATGCACTAAAAACATTGGATATCTTATTTTTTAGGTCCAATAAAGTTTTCCTATTGGAACCATCTTCTTGATATATATCAACCTTATACATTACAACACCTTCTCTAATGTAATGACATTTAACGCTTTCGGCTCACCAACGAACGTTATTTTGAACTCAACACAATAAGACTTGATAGTATATTCTATGTCGATACACTTCATCATGAATTCGAGATTCGGGTACATTTCAGATGTTAATTTGGCCATAGGTTTATTTAATAACCAAGCTTTAATATCTGTGATAATGTTACTTCTCTCTTGATAATCATTGCAGTATATACGGCCATCAAATGTAATTGTTCGTTCTTCATAAGCAGGTTCACCATATAAAAAAGAGAAATCATAAGCACCGTCACGATAAGCAACGGTGTCTTTGATTTCTTTTTGTTTAGGGGTAGGAAAGTCATATTCTACAATTTCCATATCCCATGCACTTGTATGATCGTCATAGAAAGTAAAACCGGCTTGTAATCTATCTGCCATTCGCTAACCCCCTGTTTGATAATAATTGTTGTCTTACGATTTCATCTTGCACGAAAGGAGCAGTTGCTTTACCTAAATCTCTTGGATTAATATGTGTAACATTTGGTCTATTTTTAAAGTCGTCTTGGATGTTTCTTGAATCTACTAACACGCCGTAGATTTCTCTTAAAATAGCTTCATTATTATCAAATCCTAATCTATCTCCCGTCTCTTTCCAGATACGTTGTTGTTGAACACGTTTAGATGGGTCATGACTGATAATTGACTCAGCGAATCCACCCTCAGCAATCCATGCAATCTGAGGAATGTCGATAATTCCACCTGATGCATATCCAGGTATCTTCAATTTTTGTTTCGGATGAATTAAATCAGACTTCAACCCGTTTAAAGATTTGATTTTTGCAACAGTTGTTTTATATTTCTGTGCAATTAACCCTAAAGAGTCGCCAGCCTTAACGATATAAGAAGTAACCTTTTGAGCGACTGTAGATGCTTTACTTACAGTTTTAGATGTCGTTGGTGTAGCTTTTTTAACAGTCTTAGTAGATACAATTTCAACTATTTCTGTTTTAATTGGTATCTTAAGCGTACGTCCTGCTATGATTGTGTCTGACTTTAATCCGTTATATTTCTTCAATTCATCAACAGTAGTTCCATACTTTTTAGCGATACCACCTAAAGTATCCCCCCAGTTGATTGCATGTGTCTTAGTAGTGGTTTTCGTTGTCTTCTTAGTTGTTACACCTTTATCATCAACTTCGACTTGAACCTTAACAGGAACCTTAATAACCTGATTAGTTTTTATGGTGTTTGAAGTAAGGTTATTCAATTTTTTAAGTTGCTCTACTGTTACGCCATACTTTTTAGCAATAGATGATATAGTATCACCTTTTTGCACTTTGTAATCTTTGTTGACTGTTTTTGTAACATACTTTTTAGCAGTACCTACAACTGTTGCAGGGTTTTTAGGTTTAGTTACAGCTACTTTCTTAGTTGTTTTCTTAGTCATGTAGTCACGACTTTGTTGATTCAACGCATTTTGTTGAGCTTGATTAGATTTGATTTCAGCTTGAACGCTTGATATTTGAGGGTCAAACACGTTGTTGGTTTGTTTATTAGCAATCCATTCAACAGCTTTATTTACTTCTGCTTGTAATGCATTAATCTGACTAATATAACCTTTGCCACCAGCAATTAATACCTCAGCTTTTGGCATGGCTGACTCAATGCCACCAGCAATCATTTCTTGTAAGATAGCAGGATCTAATCCCCACTCTTTCAACTTAGTCATGTTTGCTGAGAATTTTCGAACGCGTCCAAGTCGATATTTCATGAATTCTACAAAGTCACGTGCAGTATTACCTTTGGCTGCACCAAATCCGGCATATCCCTGTAAGTTATCAACGATACCTTCTTTGTAAGATACTTTAGCCTCTTTTAGCGCCGCTTCTTTCTCTTTCAATACTTTTAATTTCTCAATTAAAGCTTCGCGTTGTTTATAGAGCTTTTTAATGAAATCAGCACGTAACACTTCGTTTTTCTTAAGTGCTTGTAACGATTTGATTTGGCTATTGTATAACTTACCTTCAGATTTAGTTGTAGCAATCAACTTTTTGTTTTTAGCGATTAAATCATTTTGTTTCTTAACGTCATTATCAATCGCTTTAGCTGAACGTCCTTTAACTTTCTTCTGTGTTACCTTATAACGATTTTGAAGATTGTATTTTTCTTGTTCGAACTTTTTAAGTTGTGCAAGTTCTTTTTCGTTCTGTTTCTTCCATGCGCGTTGGCGTTCTTGCGCTTTCAATAAATCTAAAGTTAATTGTTTCTTTTCTTTCTGTGTTTTTGCGCTTTTTAGTTTAGTGCGTAGTTGTTGCTCTTTTTTCTCAAAGTCTAAAATCATTTGTTTAGAACGTTTTAGTTTCTTTTTCTGGTTAGCAATCTGTTTATTTACTTCTGTCGTATCACCATCAGCTAATCTTGTTTTAACATTGATGTATCCAGTCGCACCATTCAGTTTCTTTTCTTCATACAACTGTTCAAGTTTATAAGAAGCGTCTCTATTTTTATCAGATAAAGAAACGATAGATGACTTACCTTTAGTAACCTCATTTTGGTTACCTTTAACCGTAGTATCAATCTTTTTGATGATAGCTTTGATGTTAGCGTATAAACTATTTAACGCTTGTGTATTAACGTTTTTCATCTTGTCGGTAATATATTTACCAAGTGCAGTATTCTCTTTGGAGAATTTACCGTCAGGATTACTGTTAGCCTTAGCAATTAAATCAGTAGCAACTTTTAATAGGTCATCGGCACGACTTGCTTTCACTGTTTTATATTGTGGTTTTGTAACCTTTTTATTTACTGTTTCTTTAACCGTTTCAGCATGTTTTTTTATATTCTTACCAACAGTTTCAACAACTTTAGTTAATTTGATAATTTGGCCAGGATAGATTAAATGATTCTTTATGTTATTTAGCGCTTGCAAGAATTTAACCGTAGTCTTATTCTTGTTAGCAATGTCCCAAAGCGTGTCACCATATTTAACTTTATGTGTCTTGGCAGTACCTGTTGAGTATTTAACTGGACCATTTACTTTATAATTCGCTTCAGCAAGTAACTGATTTGCACGCGCCTTACGTTTTGGATCTATAGGAATGATTGCTTCTTCGTACTCTTCGCCAGCGATGTATGATTCGCCTTTAGTAAATCCACCGTTAGCGAATCGGCGCGTACCACTAGGCCCCCAACCACTTCTACCACCTGGGTTATCTCTGCGCCAGTTACTATTGTTGAAGAATGCGAGTAATTGGTCATAACCACTTCTAATATTTCCATGACCTTTGACAGCATATGCTCTAAATGTCTGCGGGATATACTGTAATAAACCTTGCGCCGGATTTCCTGAAGCAGTGTTAATATCCCAAACTGCTGATGATTGCACAATATTTTGATTACCACCAGACTCACGTTGAATCTGTGCAACGATTGCATTGACATCAGCAGGACCTATTTTAACTTTCATTTGGTTTGCAGCTTTTATTATCACAGAACTCCAAGATCTAGCGTTACCACTAACTCCGGAAGGCCCTCCTTTAGAGCCACCGCCATTAGCTTTAAGGAATTTTTCAGGATCAATTGTATTAGTGTTCCATGCACCTGTTCCATCGTTTTTACGTACCTGATAGTGTAAATGAGGTCCTGTCGTCCATTCACCAGAGTTACCTGTTCTGACAATCGGGTCACCCTGTTTAACTGGTCCAGACTTCAATACTCTGCTTAAATGCATAAAGAATTGAGTATAAATCTTATCTTTAAGAATGGCAGTTAAACCACCGTTTCTATCATGTGTTTGAGATAAAATACCACTCGTTGGCGCATGTAATAATGTACCCATTGGTGTGCTTAAATCAATACCGTAATGGTTAGCATTAAACGGATAACCTGGAGGTCTTGCATGTGGACTGTATGGTGTTGTTTTTGGGAATGAAAGGATTTCGCTTCCATCAGCATTTCCTCCCATTGCTTCATCAAACCATTTTGTTATCAAGCTTACAGCTCCACCTTTTAATTTGCTAAAAGCTTTACTGAATAATTGACCAGGTATCCCTTTGACGGAGTTAAGATCCAATCCGAATTTACTTAATGCAAGGTTTAATAGTTTTCCTGGATTTGAAGCATATTCCATTACATCTTCGACTTTTTCGCCTGCTTTTGCAGTTGCTTTTAAGTCTTTAGCTGCATTTTTTGCTCCTCGAAGTTTTGAATACCTCGTATAAGTATCTGCAGCAAATTCAGAAGTTTTTTGTTTCGCCTTACCCTTAACAAACCCTTCAGCTATGTTCCAAGCATCATCGAAACCTATGCCTTTACTGTATCTTGTAGGTGCTAAAATTTCCTCTGTCTGTTGGTTGTTATAAACTTTTGTACCTCTAGGCATCCAGAATGTTGTTTCTTTCTCGAATAAAGCTGTACGACCGTTAGGAAACTCTACTATCTCTCTTGTACCTTTTCCGTTTCCACGACCTTTATCACCAACAGTAGCCCATCCGTCTTGTGGATGTCCTTCTCCTGTACCTTTTGAATATTTAAATGGCTTTAACGGTTTGCCCATGCCTAACTTATCAGCTACCCAGTTAACGCCATCAACCATGACATTAATACCAATCACAACTTTTTCAGACATACCATCTGCCATGCCTTTGACTTTCTTGACAACTTCTGTTTTTAAATCACTAAACCCGTCTTTGATGTATCCAATCCATTTTTGGACACCAGTCCATGTATCCTTAATGAATCCAACGACTTTGTCTTTAACATATTTACCTGCATCGTAAGCATTCTGCTTTATGGATTTCCAAGAATTAAACATGCCATTCTTTAAATTGTTTATAAGTTTAACTGAATTAGTCCACATCGATTTAAAGAATCCTGTGACCTTATCAAAAATGTATTTACCAGAATTATATGCAGTTGTCTTGATTGAAGACCATATTTTCGAGAGTCCATTTTTTAAGTTTGTGAAAATTTTAGTGACATTACTCCAAAGTGACGAGAAGAAAGAACTCACTTTATCTTTAATGAATTTTGCTGAACTCGAAGAATTATTTTTAATAAAATTCCACGCTTTAGAGATGGCATCTTTTATATTTTTGAATATTTTAACTGTGTTATCCCATAATATTTTAAAGAATTTAATAGGGTTTTCGATTGCCATCTTTGCATATTTTTTAAAGACTTCAACAATCGTTCCCCACATCGTTTTAAGTCCACCAGCAAACAACTTAGCGAATCCTACGACACCTTTAAGAAGTTTTCCATAGAATAATAATTGCACGCCATTCCAAATTAATTTTATGGCACCGAAGAAAATATTTTTAATACCTTCCCACATTTTCTTGAAGTCACCAGTAAATAAACCACTGAAAACTTGAATGATACCTTTGATGACTTGCATGCCACCTCGAATGACACCGACAATATTATCCCATACCGATTTAACGATAAATTTAACGATCGGGAATGTAACTTTAAAAATAGTTACAATTGCCGAAACTATATTACCAAAGGCTTTTGCTAGTGCTTGACCATCAGGACCTGTAATAAAATTTTTGATTTCGATGAATCCATCTTTAAGAAATGACCATATTCCCCGACCAGCTAATGAAAGTTGTTTCTTAAGGGTGTTAAACCAGTTGATGATGTTATTAGCTGCACCATCTGAGATACCCATTCTTTTCAGGATATCTGTTGCTGGTGTATTCTTGATTGAGTCAAATGCTTTTTTAATAGAATTAGCAAATTTATACATAAGATTGATACCACCATTAATAGCAGGCATCATTTTGTCTTGCAATGGTAAAAGTACATTTGCAGTAAACGCTCTACCAACACCTTGTGTAGCACTTGTAATATTGTCGTACTTAACATCATTCATTTGCTTTAATGCATCTTTAGTCTTGCTAATTTCCCCTGTTGTATCACCGAGTGCTAACATTGCTTTAGACCCCATGTCTTCCCACATGGTTCCGAAAATAGCAACACCAGACGCATTTTGAAATACAGGATCATCCATGTTCTTCAAGCCATCTATTATTTTATAGAACATCTTGTTAGCTTCTTCTCCACCTTTAGAGAATGCTTGTTGAACGTCACCAGCTCTTAACCCTATGTCTTCTACTGCTTGATTTGATTCTTTAGAACCTTCAGCCAATCTAATAGACATCTCGTTAATAGCGTCTCCTGCTTTATCTGTATTCATGATTCCGGCATCTAATGCATTGTTCATCATGTTCATTGCTTCTTCGCCATTAAATCCTAACTCATGAAAAGCTGAACCATATTCTTTGAATGTGTCTAATAAATCATCTGCACCTTTACCCATCTGTTGACGACCTTGTGCAAGCAAATTAAATGCTTCTTCTTGTGAAATGTTAAAGTTATGCATCATAGCACGAACAGCATTCATACTTTCTTCTGGTTCCCATTCAAATGAGTCTCGCATTAATATCGAGTTTTCTGTAGCCTTTTGAAGTTCTTTTCCTGTCAGATTAGTAGCACTCTTAACAGTTGATAAGACATCAGCAATATCAGCCATGTTTTCACCAAAGTTATTCCCGTAGATGTCATACATGACTTTCTTAAGTCCTTCTAACTCCTTGCCTGTTTCGCCAGTCTGCACTTGTAATTCATGTACTGCATCATTAGCATCCAATGCGCCTTTACTTACTTGTAAGAAAGCAGCACCTACTCCTGCAATTATCCCAGCGTATCCAGCGCCTTTAAACTTCCCTAATGTTCCAGCAAGTAAGCCGACGTTACCGTCTGCTTTGTCAGAGTTACTAGCGATATCTTGCATACCATTAGATACACCTGATAAATCCGCACCTTTACCGATATTTTTTAGAGACGACTCAAGACCTTGTGCTTTTGATTCGATTTCATTGAATGCATTTTTAGCACCATCAGGCAATTTACTAAAGTCAACAGATTTAATGTCTTGATTGATAGAATTCATAGTCGCATCAGATACTTTTCCTACTGAATTTAATTCATCTTTTGCAGTCTGTAATCCTTTGTTCAATTTAGAAAAGTCCGCACCATCATCCATTGTTTTCATAGATTTAGATACTTTATTAATATCAGATTCTAATGAAAGTAATTGCTTCCCTGCTTCTCGTGCATCTTCTGGTAAACTTTCTAGAAATTTAACATCTTCAAGTTTCTTCATGTTACGTTCGACTGAATTAACATTAGAAATTACATTCTTGAACGTTTGTCTTGATTCTACATCTAAAGACTTCCAGTCAACGTTTTTAATCTCTTTTTGAAGAGATTGCATTGTTTCTTTATTGACATTGCCTGTTTCGGTAAATTCTTTCTGTGCTTTCTGAAGTTCTGATTGTAATTCTGTAGTATCGAAGTCTTTGCCACTTTTTGATAATAGATCATCAAATGATTTGATTGATTCGATACTGTCACCAAATGCTTTGTTCATTTTATCTGTCGCTTTTTCAGCTGCAAGTGGTAAATTATCAAAACTCTTTTCTAGCAATCCGAACTTCTTAAACGCCTCATCTATCTGCATGACGAACTTAACGCCAGTTTCCTGTATTGTACCCATAAAAAACCTCCTTCCTCGAGTATTTACTTAAATAAATAATTAGTTTTGTAATGCTTTAAGTTGTTCTAACTGTTCGAAGTTCCACTCTTTCTCAACTGGTTTATGCTCTATCTCGCGTAAAGGATTGAGTGATTCTAAAAATTCACCTTTATCTTTAGCATCTTTATCGCTTTGCGCAGGATTAGCCTGTACACGCGATAAATGATTAAGGTATAAATCCCACTGACGACGTTTCACTTCTTCCTCTTCCTCTTCTAAATGGATAATGATATAAGCTAGCGCTTCAACTATCGGTAAATCGACTACTTCATTACGACCACCTAGTCTACTAGCTAACTTAAATACCATGACATCCTCTAATTCATATTTCTTCTTTACTTGATCACTTTCGGCGTTGTCGCTTCTTGTACTACTCGACGCCATCCCAGACTCTTGCCCAGTAATCCGTAAGATGACTTTACACGGTCGATTACCTTTTGGAAGTCATTAACTTCAACTACCTTATCTAAAATATCGAAGAATACATCTACTTCTTGGAACTGTAATTCTTCGTACGACATGTTTGCTAATAACGCAATCATTTGCCCTACTTTATGAGGGAACAATTCTGCAAGTAATCCTAATGAACCAGCGGCATCTTTATAGAATGATGCACTAGCATTGATTAAAACATCTTGTAAGTCCATTCCTTCTTCAACGCCATCAAAAATACCTGATAATGCACCACTGATGTTTTCATCAGCATTTAGTTCATCAATTAATTCTTTAATCTTTGTTGTTAAGTTTAAGAATTGCCCCATTTTCATTGGTTTAATTTCTAATTCACGAATACCGTCCTCAATAAATTGTCCGTCTCTTGTTTCTTCAACTTTAATGATTGTAATTTTGTTGTTTTCCATTTCAAAATTCCTCTTTTCTAATTAATTATTTAAATAAATACAAAAAAAGACCCCACTTGCTAAAGTAGGGTCGTAATACTAATATTAGGCAGCAGCGTTTGGATCAACTGGTCCGATGTAGAAGAAGTTGCCTGGTTTAGACATATCAAAGTCATCACGTGGATAAACGTTGAATTCTAAATCGAACTTACCTTGTTCATTTTTGTAAGCACGTTCAAATCCAGTTGTAGATGCTGCTTTATATAAAACAACGTCCATAGATTTGTCTTCTGCTGGTAATGCACGTGGGTGAATCGTCATCTTAACTGCACGGTCACGGTTAGACGCACCTAATGGTCCATCAGTGATACCAGTTAATTTAGAACCACCTGAATCTTTAATAGCATGTGCACCAGCCATAGCTAATTGAATTAATTCTAATGTTTCTTGTGATACTGTTAATTTTAATTTTGCTTCCCAACCAACTACACGGTCATCGATGTTACTTTCACCAGTATCTTCGAATTTGATGTCAGTCATTTTCGGTTCAACTGTGAATACGCCACCTTCAGTTTGTAAGAAGTCTTTACCGTCGGCAGTAGCTTTACCACGGAAGTATAACTTTTCACCATTTTGTAATTCCATTTCGATGTTAGCCATACCGAACATAATACCTTTATCGAATGCATTCATTTATATAATTCCTCCTATTTTTACGCATAAAAAAGACACCTAGAATTTAGGTGTCTCAGCGTTTATTAATTTAATTTATTGAATCTTAAAGTTGTTTTTAAGTTGATACTATATTCCATAACATTGTCATTTACACCAACTAGAATCGGTTCAGATAATGCCTCAATCAAGTAAACCGTATAAGGTAACGTTTCAATCACTTCGTCTGGATTATTTGAGTCATAGATTGGTAAATCTATCTCCCAATTCATCTTCATGTGAAGTAAATCGTATACTTGTCTTGATGCATTCTTAACCAATTCAAAGTTAGATGATCGTAAATAGATTTGGTAATATGGATATCGCATCTGTTCATCATATGTGCTAGGTTTTTCACCACTGTCAGAATAAACTGTTCCCGTATTATCGCTTGCTGTACGGTAATCAATTGACCAAGACAGCCCTGGTATATTATCTCTTAACAGAGTCATGATTGGCTCTTGTATCATCAACTAACCTCCAATACTCGAGCGATAATACGCTCACATAGTGTATTCCATTCTTCTTCAGTCTCTTTAACAGCATTGGTCAAATACTTGCGACCCGGTTTAAATCCTTTTACATTTGGCTTGTTACGCGTCTTCTCACCACGACCTTTAATATAATAATTATCATATTTAACGCCGCGCTCGTACTTTGGTCGATTAACTGATGATTCAGGTTCTTCGTGTCGCCTTAATGCATATTCATTATTAGTACCAATCGTTATATAGAACTCATTGCCTTCAAATAGCACTTTAGAAGTGGTTATAGAATTTTCTAGGTCTCCACTGTCGACAGGTGCTAATTCCTTAGCAACACTCTCGACTTCTAAACCGAACTTATATAACTCTTCTTTTACTATCTTGTCAAAGCGTTCTTTAAAACTCTTGATATACTGTTTCATTTCCTCGAACGTATCATCGAATTCAAATTTAAAATACTCATCTGCCATCTACAAATACCGTTCTGAATAACACACGTGATCCAGTAAGATTAGTAGCTTCTTCATAACTAATAACGGTACCAGTACCTTTGACACCGTCCATATCAACAAAGTCAATTTTGTCTCCATCCTTAACTTTAGTTGATTGTGGTACATCTATTTCAATGTTTGTATTCGTTTCTGTTCCTGCTTTAGTTATGATCAAGTTGCCTTTACGTCTCACGCGCGCGACGCTTTCAACCTTTATTGTTTTTGGCTTACCGTACTTGTCAAGCAAAGGTGTACCATTAATATTATATAAAGATTGATAGATAGAACATGTCTGTCTCATTGGAGGTCTCATTATATCAACCTCGCAACTCTACCAGATGTGCTTCCTTTTTCTTCTTCGTTGATACGATCAATTATCCTCATAACGAAAGGTGAAAGAATAGAGCGTTGAAGTACTGCTTTCACGTCCTTAACCGTATAATCAGAAAGTCCTTGTCGATGCATCATCGCAATACCTTCTTCCTCTCCTTCTGCATTATAGAACGCCTGTAAAACTACAAGACGCGGTGATAATGTTAGATTAGGATATTCATCAAGTATTTCAAGTGATGCTTCATATAAAGCTTTTCTTCTTTCATTCTCGTCAAAAGGGAAATACGACGGAACATTAACATTATTCAAATATGCATTGATTTCTGTCATTAATTGGTCGTCCATAAGACCACCTCACTTATTTTAATGCTTCTAATAAATCGTCTTTCAATACAGAACCATCTTTACCTGTTCCTACAACTTCAATCCCTTTATCTTTTGCTAATGCTTCAAGTTCAGCTTTAGTTAAATCTTCAAGTACAACTGAACCATTGTCATTTTTAATAGCAACATCTAAAGTAACTAAGTCTTTTACATTTTCATATTCAGCATCAGATAATTCTAAATACTGATTGAAATACGCGTTACCGTCTTTAATTACAGTTCCTTTATCTACATATACTTTTGGCATCTATTAGCCCTCCTAATTAAAAATAATAAGACTGCCTAAATTAGACAGTCACGATTACATTTCCGTTAAAGTTTTTAGAAACAGGTAATGTTACTTCACCAACAATAGTTTTCTCACCGATTGGATCTTGTGAAATCACACGATAAGCAAATTTACCTTTAGCAAAGTTGTTTTCAGCAGCTGGACCACTTAAAGTAGCTCCCATAATCGCAGCATGTAAAACGAACTTATTATCTTCTAAATGTGCAACGTCATAAGTAGTTCCATCAGCATTTTCTAAAGTAGTGAAACCTTTTTCGATTTCTAAAGTTGGATAACCGTTTGACTCAAATAAATCAGCGATTTCACCGTCTTTAATAATACGAGGTTGTAATCCATCTCGATATAACTCGTCTTTAACCTGTTTAGAACGTTTGAATAATGCATAAGTAGCTTCAGTCATAACGATATAATCAGGTGCTTTGTTGCCATTTGTTAACTTGAATTGAGCGATTGCCGCTTCAATGTCAGATAATGGTGTTGAGTTAGCAGTGTCAGACCACTTCGTTGTAGAAGTCATGTCATTGCCATCAGGACGTTCTAATTCAAACTGAATCTTAACGTTGTCACGTTTATCTTCATAATTGAAACGTCCACGGTATGTTAATTCAGCACGAATCAATTCTTTAGTATCTTCAATACCTTCAGATAATTCAGCTGTGTTTAGTAATGTACGATCAATGATACGTTGACGCTCTTCTTCGTTACGAGGATTACGGAACTTAAACATATCTTCTTCATCTAAGTGATATGCATGTGCGATTTTAGTTAATTTCGCTACTGCTTGTTTAGCTTCACCCTTTGTTCTTACAGGTGTGCCTGCATTAAATCCAACGATAGAACCTGCAACAATCTTTTGATTCGTTACTAAGTCATATACACTTGAGATTTCGTCAACTTGCTCAACCGGATAACATTTAGCAAGTCGGTGTTCTTTAGTAATCGGCGCTTCAGCGATAAAAGCCTGTAATGCCGGTTGTTCGAATTCTTTAATTTCTAATACCATTTAATTACCTCCTAATTTGTAATTGATTAAACGTCAAACGTTAATCGTCCTTGTGTTGCTTTTTTAAAGTTGTCTGTTACACCAGTGCAACGTTCTTCGATAAGTGATGCTTTACGGATAGCTGAAACTAATTCGTTTGTTGTAGTATCTTCAATCACTACTTCTTCAGCACCTGTGATTAATGCACCTTTCATTGTTGCTGGTGTATCACTAGCCACTAATTCAAATAAACCAGTAGATTCATTTAAGAAAATAGCTGTGAAAGGTTTAACAACTTGGCCATTTTTTAGTTTAGAAGCGTCTAATACTGCATTACCAACTTTCCATTCAACTGCTTTGAAGTCACGGAATGCTGTTGGCTTACTGTTGTATTGAGCGCTTACTCTTGGTTTTAAATTCATTTAACTTCCTCCTTATTCTTTATTAAATAATCGTTTGGCGTGCGATTTCCCGACTTCAGTTAAGTCAGGCTCTTTACCGTTATTTCCTTGTGCTCCACCTGGATTTAAACTTGGTGGTGGCGTTTGTTCTGAATCATCCTTCGATTCATCAGTTGGTGTTGTCTCGATACTCGAATCAGTCGTAAATAAATAAGAATCAGATTGTTTTAAAGCATTGATTTTATCTTCAAGACCTTCAACAGTACCGTCGTCTTTTACTTCTAATCCATCTCGATCAATTAATTTCTTAACTGTCTCTGGATTATGTACTTCTTTCGCAATCTTCGAGATGATAGCTTGATTAATTAGAATGTCAGTACGCTCTTGTTTTAATTGTTCGTTTTCTTTTTCGTACTTTTCTAATTGTTTCTTGCTTTCTTCGTCAATTTGCGGGTTATTCTTTAGTTCTTCGATCTGTTTGTCACGTGATTCAATATCTTTTTGCAGATTATCACGTTCCTCTTCAATTACTTCTAATCTTCGAGATAACGTTTTACCATGCTCTTTCATAATTGCGTCGACAACATCAGATTCAAGCCCTAAATCATTCAAAAATACTCGTTTCATACTATTTCTCCTTCTCGTTTTTATTTCGCTGAACGACAGCGTTAGGATAGTACAATACGCTTGTACAAACGTTTCGACTTTTTGCGACATTCGACAGGTCGAGTGGTATCCACCACCATCGAGATACTTTGGATCACTGCCTCTCTGGACTTAGATTTAAAGATATCCATAATAAAAAGACCTTTTTACGTCATGTCTAGGACGAATTGCATAATAAAAACACCTAAGAAAAGTTAGGTGTTTGGATATTAATTTATTTGTAATTCTTTCAATCTTTTTTCGATATTTTTTTTAGTTTCTTCTTCGGTTAAAACACGACCATATATTTTCATTTGTGCCATTCTTGCAATTTGGGCATCCGCTTCTCTTTTTTTTCGAATGGTTGTACGTCTACCTGATTTAGTGCCATACATTTTTTTGATTGCTGCCATTCTTTCTTCTTGCGTATTATAAACATTATTATTTACAAGTTTAATAGTCATTATTCAACACCTCCAAAACCAAAATTTTATTCGCTACACTACTTTCCTGTCCATTTATTATATACCTAGTTCCTTTATCTAACAAGTATTCAAACTCTTCAGGGAACTCACTGTTTGATTCTATATATGCACCTCTTGAATTCGGAGGCACTTTAAAAAGAATAGTGTATTCTGTATTTTTATCTTCAGGAAATCTATTAGCAATTTCAGTATAGATGGATGTACTTTTAAAAGACTCAAAAGTATTTAATATATTCGAATTCAAAATTACATCATATTCTGTATATGATACACCTCTATATACTGTTATTGGCTTATCAAAATTAAACTTCGAAATTGCATTACTGATTAATTCTATTTTCTTGCTCAACACCGGATTATCATTTTTACCTGAAATTAAGTAACCGTTTATATCAATATAACCCATATTAGTATAATCATATATAGCAATAGATTCTTCATTGGTTATTTTTGCGGACCATTGCTTGCCAGCTTCAATTAATTCTTTTATTACTTGATCATCCATTTCATGAACCTCGTTATTTTTATTATCATTATAACTCAATCTCTGTTTGAGGTCATTTTTCAATTTGCTGAACTTTTTAGGATTATTACGTTTAATATTTCGATAAGCACCAATAGACTTAGGTGCTAAATCACCTAAAACTGACTTCATCTTTATGTACTCTTTATCCTCTTGCCTTGCGATTCGTTTCTTTTCCTGGTCTTGCTTGTATGCGTCACGTTGTTTCTTTGCACGTGGATCGATATTCGGATTAAACTTCTTCGAGATCATAATCTCTTTGTTAATCTCAGATTGCTTTTTATATTCTTCAACGAATGGAATGTATCGACATTCACAGTTTGGATGAAATGGAATTAAGTTGTATACATCGATGTAAGGGAATCTTCTGTCGTTCGGGTCAGTCGTAAATACAATGTTTCTATATCGTGCACAGATGCCACATGTCGGCTCGTTTCCCACAATCCTAACCAATGTTACTCCGGCATCTTCATATCGCTTAGCATGTCCATTATTCATTGCAGTACGCGTCTTTGTTCTAACAACTGTACGTGCATAGAAATCTAAAGGTAATCGTTTACCATCAACTGTCGTAAACGAAGTGAAGCCATCTTGCATAAATGAATCTGTTACACGTTTAACAATCTTCTCACGATTGCTACCCTGTAACATCCCTTTTTCAATATCATCTTTAACTACTTTAAGTGTATCTTCATATGTTGTATTAAAGTTCTCTTTTGCTGTTCTGATTGCAGCATTCATGTCCATCATCGTATCAGTTACGATATTCGTAATCGCTTCTACATTAGCTTGTGTCTTGAATTCAGTAGCGACTACACCATTCACCATTGCTTGACCAGTAACTTCCATACCTTCGTTAGCAAGTTCATCTGTAGCTTCATCAAACGCACTAAAAAAGGACTTCGCAAGTTCGACAGGTAACACCTCTTGAACTGTAAGTCCTAATTCAGTAAATATATTATTGATAGTCGCTAATGTCTTTTGTACTTCTTTATCTTTTAGATGGTCAGTATCGATAAGCATTTCGACAATCTGTTGTTTCATTGCATCAATGAGTAGTGTGAGTTGTTCTGATGTCATATAATCACTTCGTCCCTAAAAGACCAAATAAACGGTCAATATCTTCGAATGTATGCCCATCCCATTCTGGCGCTTTAGACAATTCTTCTACATCGTACATATTCCAATACTCCATATGATAATGATAAGTGAAGTGACCTTCTGGTGTGTAAACCCCGACAATAAACATGTCATCAAACATCGTTCCATCATGATGTAATTTAGATTTATAAGCATTTTCTTTATACGTGTTACAGATAATTGCGAATAATACTGCTCTGTCGTGATATAGTTGTCCGAATGTATGATAACCGTCTGATATGTCTTTTGTTCTTATTTCTTCTGCATCTTTATAACTTTTTATCATGTTATTAATGTATCTTGTAGTATGGTTTGTATGCGTATTATTCTTCATTTCCATTACCTCCTATTGGTCGTCCTAACTCATCAAGTGGCGTACCATTCGGCGCTCGATTATTCAAGAAAGCCGTTAATGTGCTGTTGCCATTTATTGCACTCATGCTATCTTGTGATGTGTTGTCACTCTTTATACGTTCTAGCTCTTCCTGAATCCACTCTTCTGACTTATCAGGATTAGACTGGCGTACTGTTTCTTCAAGCGATTGAACTTTCGCATTATACTTCGCAATATTTTCATCAGATACTTCTTTCTTCGGCACAGGTAACATTTCAGTAACCATGATGTTAGGCTCTTCGATGATTATGTTTGGATTAACTTTATTCGCTAACCATAACGCGCTTTCGAATACTTCTTTCAGGAATTCAATGTACTCGTTTCTGATTTGCTCGGCTTTCATGATTGAGACGATTAAATCATAGAACTTAGCAATTCCGCTTTGAGGGCTTGATGTTTCTTGTCTTACGAATTCCATCGCTGATTGTGATGTCTGCGTTTCAGCTAACATACCTCGAATAATGTCTTTGAGATATTCCATGTCACCTATGTTCTTGATGTCAATCTGATGTATCTGCATCGTCTGACCATTCTCACCGATTTCCTGAATCTCTAAATCTTGATGGTCAATTTTATTTTCATCACCATATCTATCTTGCGCAATCGCTCGTAACGTATCCATTGTTTCACTTGTGATACTAATACGAGGTTTACCATTACGTTCAAATGTCTGTGATGCTCTTGTTAATGACCAGTTGACTTCATCTTGTCGTCCTGCCATACCCGATAATGCTGATGTACCTAATCGCTTGTTAAACGTTGCATTAAACGGTAAATATGAAATAAAGGAACGTAATCGACCATTGAACTCTTGATATAGAGTATTAATCCCGATTCGTTCCTTAACGAATGATTCATCTAATATTTGTTCAAGCATTGACTCACCAGAACGTTTAAATAAACGATGTAATGTTAATAGGCGTCCATCTTCTTCTCGTTCTGAATAGATGTGAACATAATCAATGCCTTCATTCTTTTCATCTTCAAGTTGTTCTAATTCATACACTAAATCATATCCTCTATTATCATCGTGAGGATAATATACGTTGCGTTCTTTGAATTCAATCTTGATTTGACCATTAACCATCGAAGGTACAGCAACGATGCCACCATCAATCTGTAATTGTGTGATATTCATCTTATGATCAATCTTTGAATTCTTTACAATCTGGTCTATCGTTTCTTGTTGTAAATCAATGACTTCACTATTGAATGAGTTATCTGTCGTACCCTCAATCATTTCAGTCTGTTCATTTGTCGATAGTTCAGCAGGTATCTCTTGTGATGTGTGATTCGATTTGATTTTTCCAATCCCACGACTTACAAGTAATGCTGGTGTATCGACGATTATCTTACAGATGTTTAGCATCAAGTAAGGCGTTCTCACATTCATTGTCTTAGCTTTGTAATCGCCATGTTCTAGTACGTCAATGATTTCACCATTCTCAATCAGATTGATTGCTCGTGGGAATAGCTGACTGTGTTTGCCATCGTATAACTGGCGGTAATAATACATATCATCATGTAGCTTTATAATTGATTCTTTATCGAACTTTGTCCAGTCTCTCATGTGTTCCTCCTTTACCATGCGTTTGTTGTGATTACTCTTGCGCTTTGTTTTTGTACGAATCTATTTAAGGCTTGTGTCATACAATCGACCATGTCGTCATTTCGTCCATTTGGAAAAGCTGAACACTCTTCTACTAAATCTCCAGTAAATGATGCACTTCTTGGCAAAAAGACGTTCCCCGATTCAATCATAGGAGTGACTGCCTGCGCTCGCGCTATCTTACTCCCTTGAGGATTGATTGGAATTATCCCACTTATTTCACGTTTTAAAGTCGATATAACTGCTGGGCCATTTGCTTTATCTTCGACCAATATTGCTCTAGCTCTAGAATGCTTCTTAGCAAATGACCTTACTGATTGTACTGTAGTTGGAAAATCCATCTTCGCTCTTACTTGATCAACCAAATATTTATCTGCACCACTTCTAGCCCAACACTGACCGACCACATAGTCATTGTCATTATTATCTTTAAATGTTAAATCCCATGATATTAAATATTCATCTATTTTTGCAGGTAAATTATCATAATACTTCCACCAGTTACGATTAAAAAGAGACCCCTCACTTGGAGCAGGTCTCTGTTGGAATAAAGCGTTCCATTCGTAGCTTCCGACTGTCGCTTTAATTTTATTTAATTCTTTTAGTGGATACTTCCATTCCCAAAGAGGTTCTCCTTCTTGTCTAGGATCTTCAGGATGTAGTTCGCCCTCTGCTATTGCAGGAAACTCTAATACCGTCCATTGGTCAGCGGATGGGTCCTCTTTAGCAATTCTTAATAATTTTCCAGCCAAGTCATCTTCATGCCATCTTGTAAGTGTAATTAATATCTTCCCGCCTTTTTCAAGACGTGTGTAAAACGTTGAAACATACCAATCCCAGATGCCAGCTCTAATAGTTTCTGAATTTGCATCTTGTCTATTTTTATAAGGGTCATCAATAATACCATACTTCATACCCATACCTGTGATAGCACCACCGACACCTGATGATTTATACACACCTTTATGTCCAACTACCTCAAATATATCTGAGTTACGAAGATATGAACCGGTCGCTACAGTTCGTACATTTGAACCATTTAATGTTGTTTCAGGGAATAAAGCGTGATATTCAGGGCTATCAATTATTCTTTGCACATCTCTATTCATCCTACTTGCTAAGTCAGAACCATATGAACATGCGATAATACTTGCATCTGGTTCTTTACCGAATAGATATGCTGGAAGCCTTCTTGATACTAATTCTGATTTACCATTACGAGGAGGCATGAATACCATTAATCTATCAATGTCCCCAAATGCCCATCTTTCGAGATATTCACATAACTTCAAGTGATGCCAGTTCGCTTGATAATCAGGATAAGTATATTGTGTAAATAGATTTAACTGTCTTCTTGCTCGTTCTTGTTTAATCTGATCCAGGCTCGGTAGATTTGCTAATGATGTTTTCAAGCGCCTCCAACTCCTTATCAGATAAATTTGCTAAATTTAGTTTTGCTTCAGTTTGAATAGCCCCACCATCTTTACCAGTATGTTCGATATTTCTACTGTCTCGCCATTCATCTGGCTTTCTATTCTTTAACCAGAATATTTGTGCTGTAGTATCTGGTGGTACTTGTTTTACAACTTTCTTTACTTCTTCACCATATTCATATGTTACTTCTTCAACTTCGTATCCTAATGCCCTTTTAAGCAAAGCATTCTCGACTTGTCTATCAATAACTTCCTTACCTCTTTTTAAGGTGTCCGAAATGTCCGGATACTTCTTTTTCCATTCTGCTAAAGTAGAACGGCTACAACCTATATTATTTGCTATTTGTTCGTCAGTCAGACCATCCATAGCCCATCCTTGTATCTTGGTTAATCCTTCATCTGTTAACCAGTCTTTTACATTCACTCGTGCCATTTCATCTATCACCTTCTCTATCCTAATTGGTCTTTTTATTTTTAAAACTGGATGGCTGTACACACATCTTTATAACTAGATCACCAACATCTATCCGGACTCGATATTGCCATAATCTTTTCAGAGTATCCAGTAATTTATTGCATTAAAAAACACCCACGTTAGTGAGTGCTGAAATAATTATTTTAAAACTTCTAAAATTCCAATTGCAGATTCAATATACTTCGTATCGTTTCCAGGTATCTTTTTAACAGAATGAATGAATCTCTCTTTTATATCTTCATTTTGAATACTTTCTGAAAAAATCAGCGCTTTAGTGATCCAACTCTCAAGTTCGATACTACTTTCAATGTAATATTTCGCGGCAGACATTGCGCTAGCTTCAACTTTTTTGTCTAAAAAACCTCTTGCTTCATCAATTAGTAATTGTGTTTCCATTCCATCATCTCCCTTTTTAATATACTTGCACATTTATATGTACATCTTAATCATACAAAAACCACCTAGAAAATACTAGATGGTTTCTAAATATAACTGAAAGGAGAACACTCATGGCAAAAGTAGTTCATAGCCGTAAGGCGACGGGGGCTACATGCCTAGCCACCCTACCCACATTATAATCTACAAATTATCGTTTCACCTAAACAGTTAAATGCGTCAAGTTCGTCAAGTTTGTACTAATCTGTTAATAACTCTGCAATCTCGGTAACGATTTGTTGTACTCTTTGCTTTGATGTCCCTAAACTTTTAGCGATGTATGAATAACTCACACCTGATAGTAACTGGTTAAATACTATGCCATGTGTTTCATTCGTTATTCTATCCCATCTGTTTTGAACGTATAGCACTTTCTGTTCATATCTTGCTATCATTGTATCTTGTCGCATCAATCTCTGTACTTCTCTCAGCACTGGATCTGATGTCTGCCCTTGTGGTTTTGGTAACGTTGCTTCAAATCCGTATTGAGAGATATTACCTCCACATACTACGTCAACATATTCTTTTCTTAAATGGTGTAACGCCTGTACATTTGTTTGATAATCCTTAATTAAAGTCATTACTTGCTCGGTCGTATAAGTCATGGTTTATTATTCCTCCAAATAGTTATATGCAATGCCATTACTGCTTTTAATCGGTCTTTTGTTTTCTTTAAACCAGGTATATGGAATACTGGCTCTATTTAACGTTTCTTTGAGCGTTATTAGTTCATTGATGTCTAACCTATAAAGTTCGTTAAACTTCGTAAATAGCACTAATATGAAGCAAATTCCACCCTGTTCTTGAGTACTGGTCAGATACTCTATTTGATGTTGTTCGATATTCTTGAATGGTAAATTGGTCAATGATGTCTGCTTTGTATCAAATGCGATAAATTTACCGTTCGATATGCCTATAAAATCGACTGTAGATTTCTTGGAATACTTCGCACCGTATATCTCACCATTTTTACTTCTGTGAGTCATTGGTGTTGGTATCTTATCGATAATTGCAATACCTTTTATCTTGTACTGCTTATTACTTATTTCTATCATGCGTTCGAGGTATTTCCCTCTGTTGCGATAATTAGGCATTTAACTTCGCTTTCAATGTAAATAATTCTTCGATTGCTTTATCGATAATACTATCTACATCATCTTTAACATCATCTTCAACTTCTTTTGTATCTTCTACTTCGTCACCTGGATCAGTTTCATACTGTTCTTTTGGTTCAATCGCGATTCGATGACCTAGTATCTTATTCACAAATGATTCATCTGCATTAATTGCATCAGCTTTAATTGTATCTGCAAGTTCATGTTCTTCATTTTCGTCTTCATCTTCTTTATACGAATATGGCATGAACACATCGTTTACACCAATCGGACGTGGTAACTCACCGTTATATACTTTGAAATCTTTTTGCGACTCTTCTTCAACGTGCTTTGAAATAACATAAGCATCTTCAATCGGAAATGCTGAAATGCCACCCTCTAAGATTACGAATGTTCCATTCTTACGTGTTGTTACTTCTTTAACAATTCCCTCAACATTAGAATTATCGATTAATACATAGTCACCTTTATTAATATTGTTTGTCATGTTCATTCCTCCATTTATTTTCCTAAGATTAGTTTGATACGATCTACAATGTCTAAATCCTTATAAGTCTTCTTGCTTAACGAATACGCCATCTCTCATCTCGCCTTTTCTGTCTTTTATCTGGTTATATGCAAACTCAACACATTCTGTAATATCTACATCCAAAGCATCAGCAACATCTAATAAACTTTCCATTGTCCATTGGATATGCATCATCAATGTATATTCAGGTGTACCGTGTCTTACTGCATTCGCTAACATTCCTGATTTATGCATTAACGCTAAAGTTACATCGTCTACATCAATATCTAAGTGGTTGCTATATGATTCTAATGTTTTAACAATTTCTTTGATATTAATGTTCTTTTGTGTTGAAAGTACTACCAGCACTACAAATGAATCTCCAATGCTGTCGATAATGACTTCGTGATTCCCTTTTGATAAGCCACCATACAACTCCCCTGTTTCTTCGCCTAACTTTTTCATTTGTTTCTTTGGATCAGCAGTATGCAACTTTCTATCTTTACTCCATTGTTCGATCAATCCTATTAATTCTAATAATCTTGTCATTTTCTCTATCTCCTTCTTATAGTGTCATGTAAAATACTGTTGCTGCGATAAATCCAAACCATGTTCCTAATCCGATGCAAAATAAGTTGATTAAGAATCGTGCAAACTCATTACGATAGGTTGCGTTGCTTGTTAAATCATCGTAATGTTCATCAGTAATCTGTTTCATATGTCACCTCCTCCAAAGATTATTGGGTCAACATCTTCATATGTTTTTTTATCTACATCATGTTCAGTTACAAAGTACATTTCGTGTCCGTCAGTCAATTCCCAATTACTCCATTGAGATTCTTTTCTAAGTTTTACACCTAATGCCTTAAGTTCTTTAGTCACAATAGATAAGTTCGAGAAAATACCTAAATACATTAGTTCTCTATCGCATTCACCTCTGTATTCAACCAAATATACTTTCATCCTCTTACCTCCATTCAAACTCATTATCAAGTGCTACTAACATAACGCTGATTATGATGCTATAGAATAACAGAAACAGTATTATCACTAAGTACTTGTTCATGCCTGCATTTATTGCCACATCTAAAATGTCTTCTGTTATGCGTAAGAAAAGAAGTGCCAGGAAGATTAGTAGTGCGTATGCGATCAAGATGGTGTACCTCTATTCATCCCACAATCTCCTTTTTGAGTTGTTTCATTACGTTCAATACATCCCATTTAGTCAAATCAACTTTGAATGGTTGACTACTATTTTGAAACTTCTCTTTCAACTCATTCCACATACTACATTTCTTTTCGTATGCCACTATTAATTCTTCAAACGTCATTCCTTCAGGTTTTATAATTGTCGGTTTAACTTTTTCCACAATTCCTCTCTCCTTTCCTGAGGTTAATCTTCTATTACATCAATTTCAATGTTCGTGAAATTAAATCCCATTCTTTCGCCTTTAGAAATAATCACTTTGCCATCTGCATTAAATAATCTTTCTGTTAAATCATCTATATAATCGAGTTCATATCTTTCTCTCAAAGCCTCAATAATGTCATGTAATATACCTAAATCTATTTCGTATCTCTCCATCTCTCATTTCCTCCTAATTTTCAACATTTCGGTTTTTCCGAATAGTTGCGATAAAAGTTTAATTTTATTCTAAATTTCTTTTAATTCATTGATACCATCAAAACAAGCTGATAATTCTTCATCACTAATACGGTGTACTCGTTTATCAATTAGACTTTCTAAGGTAAACCACGTAATATTAACACCTTGCTCATATCCAGTGATTCTCAAAATGTCAATTCTGTTTTCATCTTCAAATCTGAAATATTTATATTCTTGCCACCAATATCTATTTGTTTGTTCATCTATAACTTTATTTGCATAATATATAGGACTTAATCCTAAAGTTACTTTGATTTCTTTTTCACAATTAGGACATTCTGTTGTACATTCATCACCATCATCATTTAACGGAAGTTCCCAACAATCCTCATCCTCATAATTGCAATAAGGACATATCAGTTTGCTACCACTTGTTTCCGAACCATTGAACATAAAATAGCCTCCTTTTCTAAATAAAACTTTTATTTTATTTCAATAAATCGTTAAGTTTCTTTGCTAACCATTTCGTAAATCGAGTGAAATGTAATGTTCTATCTAATTCTTTAATAAAATCATCACACGCTTTTATGAACTTTTCATGATGTTCAATCACTCGCCATCCTCCTCTATTCGTTCCACTTCTTTCATGTATTCAAATACTGTTTCGAACGATTGAACACTTTGTGGAACATCTTCATATCGCAATAAGAAGTCCTTCAACTCACTCCATCGCTTCTCGGCTCGATCAGCACGTTGTTTTTCCTCACACATACTGATATACATGTTTCTGTTCGAATCGAGTTCAACTCTGATATTGTGCTTTAAAATGTCATTTTGTTTCTCCAGTTCATCAGCACGTTGTTTTTGTTCGATGTACATATCATCTTCGACTAAGTAAGTTATATCGTTATATCCTAATACCAAATCTTCTTTATGGTTTAACGATGTTCCAATGAATGAATGTGCGTATGCTTTTTTAATAACTAAAACGTCATCTCTATACTTAACGTAATCTCCAATTTGTGCTTCAATCATTTATTCCATTCCTTCCACCATTTCATATTGTTTTCATTGGTACCTACTTCATCTCTTACATGCATTAACCCTATTTCAGGTACACCATCAACTAATTCACACTCAAAAACAATAGCATCTTTGACACTTACATATAGTTTCTCCAGTTCATCAGCACGTTGTTTTTGTTCGATGTACATATCATCTTCGACTAAGTAAGTTATATCGTTATATCCTAATACCAAATCTTCTTTATGGTTTAACGATGTTCCAATGAATGAATGTGCGTATGCTTTTTTAATAACTAAAACATCGTCTTTATACTTAACGTAATCTCCAATTTGTGCTTCAATCACAACAACACACCATCTTTCCAAATCAATTCTCCAATGCTACCGTCGTCATTTTGTAGATAGATTTGTTTGAATGTAAGTTTGTCAAAACTTGCTAAATGAAGTGCTTGTTTAATCGATACATCGTTATAACATGAAATGTTATTAGTTTTAGAATGAACGCAAGCTAATCTTGGTAACACCGTATCCTCCGTAATCTCCACTTCTTCTGTGATTGTGAAAAGGTTTCTTTTTCTAATAAAGTCGCATCTGTCATCCATAAAAAAATCGCCATCTCGATCAATTCTTATACGACCTGGAGAATCTTTAATAGCGAATACTTCATTTTTAATCCCGTTATCCCATACATGCTTTAACAACTCATCCAACCTTATCTGTCGTTCTCTCTTAATTGTTTTCATCCCTGTACCTCCTAAAATAGTTCCATTTGTTCTACCTGCTGCAATAATCCTTTCTTATCATTCGACCAAAGTAAAACTAACTCTCCATCAATTCTTTCGAACACTTGTATATAAGGACTGTTGTACTTCTCGATAGATTTCAAGAACTCATTAACTGAGCCCTTGAATCCATAGTTCGAGTATTGCTTTCTTAATCCTGTACCATGTTCGACCATTAAGTCTCTATGTTTGTCCATGTAGCACCTCGAAAATAGTCATCTGTTCCGATGCACCTTCTCCGTAGAATTCTCTCATCTCACGGACATTATTAAATTCCTCGACATAAACTTCATTCGCTACATCCAGCGTCAAATACGTGCCATCTGAATAAGTGAAATACACATCGCCATAACGTTTATCTTTATACGTTGTCTTCCACTCTTTTTTCATGTAATAGCTAAATAACTTATGAAATGTGTGATAGTTGAGTTGTATCATTCATATTCATCTCACTTTGCTCTTGCTCTAAATAATCAACTAATCGCGTGCTGTAATCTTTCATCTTTCTAGCTTCTGATAGTTCGTTATCTTTCTCACCGAAACGTTCGCAATATTTATTGATATTGAAAACCATTGCGCCTACAAAGAAGTCTCTTTTCTTTTTATCTGCAAATCGTTTGATTAAGTCTGTATTATCTTTTGTTGCATAATGAACAGGTGGATTGATCAGCTTGATGTTTTCGTTTGCTGGTAACATTACATACTGAGAATCATCTGTTAAATCATCGTTATAGATTATTTCGCTTGACTGTTTATCTTTTCGATATTCTGCAAAATCAGCTTCTAACGCTTTATACGCATTATCTAAATCGTTGTATTTTCCTCGCCAATCAGTAATTTTCGATTCACTTGCATATCCCTCAGCCATAGCATCTTCAAGATTTTTCTCTAATTCAGTAATCTTTGCATCTTTTTCTTTTAATAACGCTTCATATCTAGCAACTTCATCAGCGCGTTCTTGTTCTAATTGCGTTTGTACTTCTTCAATCTTGAGGGCGTTTGATACGTTAAATTGGATTGTTTCGTTTTTCTTCTTAATGATTTCATTTTGTTCGTCTACTTGTTTTTGAAGTTGCGCCACTCTTGTTTCAGCTGCACGCATTAAGTTTTCTGCTTTTCTTGAACGTTCGTTTAACTCACTTGTTGATTTCTTCTGTTGTTCTTCAGCTTCTTCTTTGTTCTTTTTCAAACGTTCAATTTGGTCTCTTAAGCGTTCATTTTCTTTTTTGTGAGACATACTAATCTTTTTTAATGATTCAAGTTCATCACGTCTTGATGCTTCTAAAATGCCTAACTCTAAATGTTTATTTTCTAACTCGTCATATTTCGATTTCTCAATCGTTTCTACGACTGGTATTTGACTGGCACCTTTTGATTTTTTTAGAGGTACAACTGATTCATCTTTTTCTATTGTTGCAACTACTTTAGTTTTAATCACTGGTGCATCTTGAATTTCTAATCCCATTTCAAGATCAGCTTGTTTCTTTTGTTCAGCTTTCTTTAAAGCATCTAATTTCTTTTTGTTTTCTGGTTTATATTTGAATGCGTTCCATTCTGCTAATGAAACACCTAATTTTTCTGCTTGTTTCTTAGCTACTTTTACATCTTTTGTCATTTCGTGAATCTGAATGATTGTCATTTCTTCTAATTTTGTATATTTCTTTGGTCTACCTGCCATTTTATTTTCCTCCACTTCAGTAAATAACTCTTCATAAGAAACTTGTAATTCATTTAATATCTTGCTTAATAATCTGTGGCCTGGAATTGCTTTGCCATTTACTATCTTAGAAATCATTGTTCTGTCACATCCGACAACATTTGCTAAACTTTGTATCGAATGTCCATGCGACTTTAACAAATCTCTAAATATTTTTTCATTTGCTAATAGTTCCATAACTATTTCTCCAATACTTAGTTATATTCAACTTGATGCGGCACTATCATACCTACATACAAAGCATCTTTTGTTTCGTATTCAATTTTGTAAATGATTGCCTTATCTGAGCCATGATCAGTGAGTGTAATACGAGTGACGTTATCAACGCCCACCTCGTATTCAGCTAACTCACTTTTAATACTTATAATTGTCATAGGAACATATCTAAACTCAGCTGTCCGAGTTCTTCCTCATGCAATAAGTTGTTCTGTTCTTTAAATGTCTGTAATTCTTCGTTGGTCATTTCCTTGCTGATATGCCTAAGGATGTGTGTGTTATATCCCTGTACGAAAAATGTTCCTTTCGTTCCATAAGGTACAACTACTGCCACCTTCTCTTTATCTTGATTAAATAAGTGAAATCTCTTTAGTAAACTCATTAGTTCACCTCTTGGTCGAATAATTCATGGTTTATTATGTGATTCAACTGGTTAACATTGAATTTATTACTGGTCTTGTGGTCTTTATCGATGCACATTTTAACTTTGATACCATCTTTCTCTTTGGTCATAAGAGTGATGTATCCTTGCACGCCTTTACTGTTTAAAAATTCCTGTAATGCATATTCTTCTGAATAATAATTGTCTTCCTGGTACATCTTCTCAAAGGCTTTTGCGACATCTGAATTTAAGTGATATGTTTCTGATTTCGACATTTGGTCACTCCTTAACTTGTATATACTAGAAAGGTAAATCATCATCCTGTATATCTATCGGTCCAGTTGCATTTGCAAACGGATTAGGTTGTGATTGCTGAGTATATCCGTTATTTGCATTATTTTGACCCTGCGAGACGTTGTTTTGGTTATATGATGTATTTGTCGTCTGCTTGTAATTCGTTTGTTGTGCGTTAGTATTTGCGTTATTTTGACTATTCTTTGGTTCGAGAAATGCAATGTTTTCTCCGATTATTTCAACAACAAATTTTCTTTGTCCGTCATTTCCGTCATAACTGCGACTTTGGAGCTTTCCAGAAATTCCGATTAAACTTCCTTTGTGTAAGTAGTTGTTTACCATTTCAGCAGTTTTTCTGAATGTCACTACTCTAAAGAAATCAGCTTCGCGTTCTCCATTCGCATTTGTGAATGATCGATTTACTGCAATACTAAAACTTGATACTTGAACACCTGATGGGGTAACTCTGAATTCGATATCGGTTGAAATGCGACCTGTAACATTTACGCTATTTATCACGCTTTCACCTCATTTACTTCAATCGCGATAATTTTTCTCGGATTAATAATTTGTGTATCGGATAACCTGAATGAATTTCTGTCTAATTCCATTGAATCTGTAATTTCATCGACCTTCACTTTCACTTGTTCATCCTCGACTAAAGTATCTACAATCCATTTGTTCTTTAATATCACTCTAATTTGTTTCATTCTGCATCCTCCTATATTCTTGGTTGAAAATGTCCGGCAACATACCAATTTGCAAATTTATCTGTTTCATGACCTGTTTCTTCTTTCACAGATAAGACTTCCATTTCTTCATTACATTCATGACAATTAACGTTATTAGCACCTTCTGGGATATAGTGATTAGAAATAGTTCCACAACTAGTACACATATATCGGCATCTATAGTGCGGGATACCATTTTTATCCTTTACGCCAGTTTGAAAATATTCTGGTGGTTGCGGATGATGTTTCTTAATACCTAGTGATTCCAGATCAATTTTGTCTGCAATAGTAAAACCGTCAGATTCTTTGTGAACGATATTTTCTAAATCTTCACTCGGAATTTTTAGAGGTTCTGTTTTATTGATTGCTTTTATCGCGTTTTCTATTACTTCTTTACTTTCTTTTTTAATTGTCGGTAGATTTAATAAAATTTCCTCTTTATCCGAATACATGGATAAGACTTTCATAGCAATTTCATAGACTTTTTCTTCGTCTGTTATTGGTAAATTAATCGATATTTTGTTTTTGATCGTGATTCTCATTCTGCATCCTCCATAATTTCATTTATCTTTTTAATCAGTTCATCTGAAAAGTTCAAAAACTGTTTTCTATCGACATCTTCGCAACCGTTACGAACATTGTGTCGTGCAACAACGATAATTCCTTTAAGTTCTGTTAATTCCTTATTAATTTGCGACTGCTCTAACGTCTGGCTCATATTCAACTAACCCCTCTCTTGTTTTTCTTTCATGGTCTTTCTGTGCTACCAGGACACGCAACTCTAATTCATTTGATGCCCAGTCAATCATGCATTGTGCGTATCTCTCGTTACAGTTGAGTCTTCTCATGATTTGTTCTTTAGTCATTTGGAATCACTCCTTGTATATCTTGCGTAAGCGATATAGTTCCGTTCAACAAAAATTCTAACGCCTTTTCTTGGACATGTAATTCTTTTAATCGCTCATCTGAAATGACAGTGAAGTTTCCTTTGCGAATAGTTTTCACCATTTCTTCGATTTTCTTTTGTTCAGCGTTCTTATCCTGCTCTTCTTTGAGTTTCTTTAGTTTCCCAAAGTCCCATTGATAAGACATTTCAGGCACTCCATTTTTACCACTGACAATGTTATCGATTGTTTTCTTGAGAATATCCTCAACATATTGCATAGTTCTGTATTCAGGGTTTAAAAATGTGGGAATATTAAAACCAAATTTTTTATCTAATTCTATTTTTAAAAGTGATAAATCTGATGCGTGGGCACAATCGAATCCGATAACTCCATCATTCCCATAAGTGATGCCACCATGAAAATTGTTTTCTATAATATCTCTTTCTTTCTCATTCTTAGGCATGTAATGAAGATAGCAGCCTAGATGACCCAGATGTTCATGCCTAACAATTTCATACTTAATACCTTTATAGGTTTGGGATTTAAAGTTCCCTTCTTCCTTTATTGCATCTTTCAGTTCATTGATTTGATCCATATTCATCTACACCACTTCTCCCTCTAATTTTTTAGCGATTCTAACCGCTTCTTCTTCATCAAATAACTTTGCAAATTCTTTATCAGCAAACCACAATGGATGTGTTTCATCGTTCATTCCAAATCCACAAAGATACTGATTGCCTTTCTTGATGCGATGTTCTTTAACCTCAGGCATTTTTGTACCCCCTTAACCTATAATCATCACCATTCATATCAATCATGTATGAATCACCAGCAATACGACTGAATATTCGCTGTCCTTTTTTATCAGCGCTAAATTCACTTGCTGTTAGGTTTGTTGTATAAATCGTGTGCTTACCTATTCTTGCATCGAGTATTTCAAATAAGTTTTCATCTGAATGTTTTGAACTCGTTACACCTAAATCATCAAACACCATTAAATCGACATCCTGAATCATTCTCTTAATGTCTAATTCGTTATAATCCGTGTTCTTGTCATAGCTACTTCTAATCGCTGACATCATCTGTGCAACGTTCATGTAGAGTACTGTGTAGCCTTTTTCTTTTATCTCATGAGCGATTGCATAAGCTAAATGAGATTTACCAGTACCAAAAGTTCCGTGCAGATATAAAGATCGAGGTTCATTTAAATCGAACTTTTCAACATATCTTTTTGCGATTTTATGAGCTTTCGCAAGATTTTCATTTGTTGGTTCGTAATTGTTCAATCTTGCATTCTTCGTTTTCTCATTGATTAATGATTTATTGAATACCTGGTTAACTTTTCTTTTACGTTGTAACTTCGCAAATTGTTCGCGTTGCCTTTTACCTTCTGCAATCATCTTGCAGTCACAACCTAATTTAAATTCACTTTCATCTTCAAAAATGATGTGTTCATAATTCCTTCCACATTTATCACAATGCTTTTTAGTGCTGGATAATACTTTTTTTACTTTGCTTCTCGGTATACTTGATGCTACTTCTTCGAATGGATTACTCATTCAATCACTTCCTAGTAAAGATTTGCATACGGATTATTTGGTTGTGCTTTTATTACCTCATATTCATCGTTGTAATTCTCGCCATTTAAGAATGTAGTAGGATGTTTCTGATATTGTTTGTCTTTAATGGTTGCCAGGTATTTTCGTGTACCGTCCATTATCTTTTCGAAACCATCTCTTTTAACACACTTCTTAAATTTATCTTCCGATTTCTTACGATCAACTTTCTTGTTATACAGGTTCCACCATTCATCGAATTGACGAGTGATATTAATATCAGCAACTTCAGTTGCGCTATTATTACTTGTATTATTTAATCTTGTATTATTAATACTTGTAATATTCTCTTTATCATTTCTGTTAATAGGGCTATTATCAGAATTTATAAGAGGGGTATTAACAGAATTGTTAATAGGTATTGACGCATTTGTTATGGGGTATAACTTCCTTGACTTAATTTCTCTACCGTTATAAACAAAGTCGACATTTAAATATCCATATTCTTTTAATCTGTTTATTCTTCTTGATATCGTTACTTTAGTTACGTCATATAGTTCAGCGAAATAACCATTAGAAGCACTGCAATATCCATACTTATTTGATAAAGCAGTAATCTCAGCGAACAATAACTTTTCGCTATCGGTTAGTCTATTGTCATATCTGACGTTTGCAGTAATTATTGCGTAATAGCTAGGCTGTTCTTTCATGTCATCTTTCCTTTCTGCTATAATTTTCTTAATTTAATAAGAATGGGGGTGAAAATATGAAGAACTTCGATGATTTCCTTTTGACGATATCGACAAAAGAAGTTGAATTAATAATGGAAAATGCTAATGAAAGTATAGAAACATTACGTAACGGTGATAAGGATTCACCAACTCACTTAGGTAACCAAATAGGTGGATTAGCATTTACAATTAATCTCGAACTTTTAAGACGGTATCATGAATGGCTTCAGCAAGTTGATTAGGATTAATTTTTAAATTTTTGTCTGTATTTGATAGATATAAATGCCATCTCGATTGCTGACCAGTAACATTACGTTCTTTAACTCTCTTAATCTCCTCAGCCAAGATGATGATTAAGAGGGTTATTTTTATAATCTGTAGTTTATTCATCTTTACTTCCTCCTATTCTGCTAATAAATCTCCAACTTCGATAACGCCTAGTTCTCGAAGTTTTTTTGTTTGTCTGCAATACTCACATTTTTCACAACGATCTGGTTTGCGCTCATTGTTCAAAAGTGGCAAAATAAAATCTTTCATCGTTACTTCTGCAAAACTACTTTCAAATGTATATCGTTCAGGTGCTATTTCGATTACCGCTTTATTTGATGGTGTTTCTTTAGTGACTGCTACGATGTATGGTTCATAATATTCTCCAAAGTTTTGAAAAATTAATTCTCGATAGATGTACATCTGAAATACATAATCATAGGCTTCAACAAAGCTTACATATCCACCGTGTTTATCTGACCAGATTCTCTTATGCAGGTCTTGTGTCGTCTTAATATCAGCGAAGGTTTTGCGATCATGATTGATACTGTCGATTCGACACTTCCATTTGATACCGAATAATTCACCTGTAAGAATTACTTCTTTATCACCATCAAGTGCAAACATTGCGAGTTCATCATCTTTTAAAGTGTCAATCATCTGTTTTGCAATTGCATAATCTTTGTAGTAATCTCCTTTGCGATTAAAGATTACATCAGAATGTTCATTCACAAATTCTTTATGTGCTTCCTCAGTATCAAATGCTGAATGTACAAAGTTACCAACTAGCATTGCTGGTGTTGACGGTTGTTTATACTCACCTGCGAGGAATGCCATCGCGGCAGCCTCACATTGAGTAAACTTCTTAAAAGTACTTACTGACATATATTGATTGTTGGCGTCGTTATTGTAGTAATTCTGCTTGTTCAACTCCATCTACTACATCCTCCAGTTTCTTTTTCTCTTTAGTATCTGTTTTCGGTGTCTCAACCTTTGATTCAGCAACTTCCTTCTTTTCTTCGACCTTTTTGTCATCCATCGCTAATTCGAGCTTAGATGGCTTCTTATTGTCGTCTTTGATAAACCAGTCATCCACTTTACTCATGCCATTTTTCAAAGAGTTAAAGACTTTAATCATTTTCGCTACGTCATAGCCTGTGAAACCTGAAATATTGTAACCGCAGTAAGCTTCAATTTGAGTTTGTGTAACACCGTATTGCTCTTTGAATAACTTCAACATTTGATTAATACGTTCACTTAAAGGTTGGTCATTGTTGCCTGACATGGTTTTATTGCACTCTTCAACTGCTTTATCTACGATATCTCCTGGAATGATTCCTAAGATGCAAGAACGTAAACGACGCGCTCCGTTGTTCGCTACTAATTCGTAAATGTCACGCGGATCAGTTAGTTTCTTTGCACCATTTTTTGTATGACGTGTGTGAGGTACTGTAAAAACTTTTTCTTGTCTTACGTTCGTTTCTAAATCCCAAGCATAAGCCATCGCAACTGATTCACCATTCTTTTGTTCCAATTCTTTTACACCGTAAGCAAGATTGCCCCAGTTCTGAGCGAGCACTTCTGCTAAACGGATAGATGGGCCTTCAACTTTTGTACCACCTCGTGGATAGCTATATACTGCAACCTGCGCTAATGATGAACGTTTGCAGTTGTCTAAGATGCGTTGTTCAGATTGGAAAATATTACGTGGGAATTGCTTTGCCATAAAGATTTGACCTTTTACTTCTTCCATCTCTCTTGATGCCGATGCTTGAGCTAATGTATTACCTGTTCCTTGAGTTTGTGGTGTGTTTTGATTCTCATAAGCGTTCATTAAGTTATTCATGTGTATTTCCTCCAGTTATATTTTTTATAATGCTAATTGCATTTCATTTTCCAGTATTGATTTGTAATCACGTTGTCGCATGTATAAATCATGCTTAAAACATTTAAAATCATCCTCAGTTAAGTAATAATCGAATCTCCATATTTCATAGAAGAATACTTTACCTTCGATATAGTTACTCTTAACGGTAAATTCAACTTCAATTCCTGTTTCTTTAAGGTCCATTAGCAACTCAATAAAGTTAATAAGAGATTTTTTCATGATTGAAGTCCTTTCCACACTCTGTTAATATAGAGATACATACAAAAATCCAATTTGCGCTGATCCCTGATTAGTGCATTTTTTTATTCTTCAAGATAATCTCTAAAAAAGTTTTCTTCATTTTCTTGTTCTGATTCTTCGTCCCATTGTTCCCAAAGTTGCTCTAAACGTTGTAGTTCTGATAAATTGTCCGGTATCATCGCCTCACCTCCTTTAAAGTTCGTTAACTTTGTTGTAAGAAGTCATAAGGAATTTCCTTCATTAATTGCATTCAAAACACTGAATACTAATTCTTCTTTATCGACTAATTCTTTTTCATAAGTTTTAGCCAATGCAATTAAGTTTTCTTCTCTAGCAATCCAAAAGTTTACATTCCATTTATCCATGAATGCTTCTGATCCTAATCTCAATGAATCATAGACAAACTCTAGATATTTTTTGTAATCATCAACCGTTTTTAATTCGATACCTGCACATTCTAATAAGATGTTGTATTTGTTGTTCTGCTTATTTTTATAGATGCTGAACAAATCGATAATTCCGTAGTATCCTCTAAACAAGTGTTTCTCAATTAACTTTTCTTCAAAATCTATCATGCTGTAACCCTTCTTTCTTTATTACTCGTTTTAGCTTCATATCCTAAAGAGGTCATTATTTCATGAATTTTCAATCGACCTTTTTGAGTCCAGCGCGTTTGTATCACAGTATCTTTTCTTCCGTCTGAACGAACAATATCAATAGTGTCTGATTCTGTATAACTCTTGTTCATGTGTTCTGTGTACAAAATCCATTGATTATTCACTTTTCGTTGAAGTTTAGCTTTGTGTAATATCTTATTCAGCTTTTGTGCTGAGATACCATAATCAGCAGCAATTTGAGTAGTTATTACAGTTCCATATGATTTCAGTATTTCGTCTACATAATCTGCTTTCGGCTTAAGTTCTCCGATTTGTTGTTCCTGGATAGCTGTTTTGATTTCAAGCTGTTTTCGTACTTCTTGTTCTTCAATCCATTTTTTAGCTCTTTCAACTGGATCAGCTATCATGTAAGAATCGATATTTGTTATATTATTTTTGATTAGATTTTCCATTTCATTAAACTTACTAATATACGCCATCTTAAAATCGTTTTGACCTTGTATATTGAACATATATAATGTAAATCCGTCTTTTGTTAATAAGTATTCTTCTTGCGTTCTTCCCCTACTGTCTTTGTATTCAGATTTAAAAATTAATGCACTCACATTTGAGGACATTAAAATGTTTTCTAAATCCCGTTTTACATTGTCATGTCTTCTACCTAATTCTTCTGCTAATGTTCTGCTTGAAACTACTAATCCTAAATCTTGTTTGTTTTCAATTCTTATTAATTCATTCATTTGTTTCCTCCTATCTATTTAACACCTAGAGTTTTTATTTATTTTAGGGTGTTAGATCGAATGTGTAATTTTATGTTGTATAATTTTCTTAATCTTATTAAGAAAGGTGGTGAAGATAATGACTAAGAAAAATGTTCATATAACACAAACTGATAAAGGTGATTGGCAGGTTAAACGTGCAGGTGGTCAAAAAGCTTCTAGCACGCATAAAACTCAAGCTGAAGCAATTGATGCTGGACGTAAAATTGCCAAACGTGATGGTGTTGAAAATGTGATTCATGGTAAAGATGGTAAAATACGAGCAAAAGACTCATATGGTAATGATCCACATCCACCAAAAGGTTAATTAGACTTTAAGGAAACTGCTAATGTTCCATCATAGAACTCAATTGGTGTGTCAGATTCATTAAAGCGAATTAATGTTTTACCATCTTGATCTAATATCTTCATTTCAGAATAATTGTCAGACAAGATATTGAAATTTCTTACTCTCTTAATCTCTTCCGCCAAGATGACGATTAAGAGGGTTATTTTTAATAATTGAAGTTTATTCACCTATCTCACCTCACTCTTAATATCTTGATCAACCATATACACCGATAATAAAATTAGCCAAGTAATCAACGTTAGTCCGAAAATCAACATGTTGTCACCAGGTATGAATAATGCCACGAATTGCCAAAGTAAAAGTGATATGAATGCTAATAACAACGAAACAATGTTTAGTTTAATCATTTATATTCTCCTTTCTCCGTTAATCCATTTGATAAGGTTTGCTGTGCTATAACGACTACTGATGCCTTTGATTTTTACAAATTGAAAATCATCCATGTGAATAATCTCATTAAACTTCGATGATGATACCCCGATGAATTTTGCAGCATCAGTTCCATTTAATGTTGGTGGCAATTGCTTTTGTTCTAATTTCTTCTCGACCACTTCGATAACTTGATCAGCTATTTTGTCTGTAAACTCCGGTGCAAACATTTAATCACCTCTACTCTTTCTTTCGGCATCTGCTTACATGCTTAAGTCATCGCAATGACCTTTAGATGTATTATGACGCGGCTCATATCATCGCCTACTCTCGCTCTTTAAACATCTAAGCAGATGCCGAATTCGTTATTAAATTCTTCGTTCCATTTTGTAACGCTGATTTCTTGTTTTAGATAATTCTTGTGGATTTAAGTGATAGTCAATGATGATTTTGTCGATTAGTGCTTGTGCTTCAAAAATTACATCTTGCGTTTCACTAGCAATACGTCTTACATTCTCAATGTCTTCTTGACTGCAAAATTCCGGACGCTTATCAATACGATAATGATTAAGTACATCAACAACTTCTCGTATTTCATTGAGCATTCGCTCTTTTATGCAAATTCTATGGTCGTCAAAAACTAGTTCTGACGGTGCAGGTGTCGTATAACCATTTGAGAATTCGAATGACATTTCTTTAATTAGGATTGGATCATCGCTTCTTTCGTAACTCGTCATCAAAATTTCAGATGATATATTACGACGTCCTTTTTCGATATTGCAGATATTAGGTTTAGTAGTTAGAAGCATGTCTGCTACTTGTTCTTGCGTTCTATTAGTACGTTCTCTGTGTCTTTGTATACTTTTGAACATGATTGTTTCTCCTTTTTAGAACTTACGTTCCGTTATATGTTTTTAGAATTTTCTATATATTTGATATAGAAAGGTGGTGAAAAAAATGGTAAATATGATTCCAGTAGCTAGTTCAAATATCAAAAGCGTTGGATACAATCCGCAAACGTCTGAATTATTTGTAACTTTTCATTACGGTAAAACTTACATATATTCAAATGTTCCAAGCTCTAAATTTGAATCATTACTTAACAGTGGCTCCAAAGGTTCTTACTTAGATAGTTTTATTAAAGGAGTCCATCCGTACAGACCTTATTAATCGATAATTATTAATATTCTTGCAGGTCCAAGTCCGAAGGTTGTTACCGACGATCTACTATCACCTATTTCTATGTCGTAACGATCTTCGACTTCTGCAAATACTTCTTCGACGCCTTTTCTCTTTTTAAGTTCATCAACTAATTCTTTAGTAGTATATTCGTTCATGTTGGCTACCTCCGATTATTCAGCTAATTCTAATTGCTTAGGATTGACACCATATTTAATTGCTAGTTGCTTTACAACGCTGATATAGATTTCAATTAATCTAGGCTCGCTACCTATCACATCGAGTTTAGTTACTTTGCTTAAATCTGTTTTTGATGCACCTTTCGCTAACATCCTTGCTTTTTGATTAGCTATTCGTTGGTCAAGTCTGCATCTTCCTTTAGCCTCCAGCGCTAGATAAGCTTCGTTTCTGATGTTTCTATGTTGTTCGCCACCACCGATATTTTGGGCGATTGCAGCTAAAATCTTGTTGGTATCATTTCTCCAGTTTTTCGTTTCCATTCCAACGATACTTCTAATTCCGGTAACTTCATTTTGAATACGTTCATTAAACGCCTGTTGTTCTTCCTGGATTTGAACAAACATTTTAATTGCTTCAAGCTGTGTTCGTGGCGCATTCATAGTTTGCTGTTGAATATGTTCCTGCATCTGATGAAATGCATCTACATACATTGCAGTAAATAAAATACCTTTTTCTCCGGTCATCTTGTTCGCTACCATGTCGCAACCTTTTTTAGTGAGTAGGTAATGTTTAGTTTGTCTATTGTTAGCACCTAAATACGTTGATTCTACGAAGTAATCGCCAAGGCTCAAATTTGAGCTTTGCAAAATTACACTTGAATAATTTTCAATATCTCTAATTAAATTCTTATGTTGCTTATCTACCATTTCTGCTACTTCTCTACTGTCTACAAAATACTCGTTGTTTTGTTCGATAACTTTTAATGCGTTCATAATATTTCCTCCTTTGAATTTTCATCTTGAAAACTTTTAGGTCTTTTAAGTTTTCATGCTTTCTTGCTATACTTTAGTTACGGTGTTAGTCACACCGTACAATTAAGTTTGGTCGCTTAATTGATGGTTTATAAGGCTGACTGAGTTTGGTCACTCAGTCGGTCGTTTATTTGATAACAATTGTTATCATTGGAAATAAAAAAAATATCATCGAAACGTACATCTATAGCTTTGCAAATTTCTCTTGCAGTTTTTGCTGAGATACCTTTGTTATTAAAAGCTTTGTTAATAGTAACGTAAGTTAAACCTGTTTTTTTAGACAAATCTTGTTGTGTTAGACCTTTAGATAACATAACAGCAAATAGTTCTTCTTTAGGTTTTATTTTCATAATTCACACCTCCTTGATAACTTTTGTAATCTTGCTGTTGTTATCAATATACACCCCTATGATAACTATTGCAAGCATTTTTATATATTTCTTTTATATTTTTTTATTATTACTTTTATTAATGTTTTATAATGTAAGCAGGTGATAACAAATGGAAGCAAAAAAATTTGGGCAATATCTAAAAAAATTAAGAGTTGAACAAGGATATACTATTAGACAAGTTGAAATGAAAACAGGAATATCGAATGCTTACTTATCTCAAATCGAAAACGGAAAAAGAAACATTCCTACTGCGCAAATACTTCAAAAGTTAGCTCCGGTTTACGGAGTTGAAACCACAGAGTTATTAACTGTTGCTGGCTATATAGATAAGGTGGAGGAATCTGATGCTTCCAAACAACCTGAAACTATTATGTTCAATCATTTAGAAGGTTTCTCTGATTTGAATGAGGAAGAACAGCAAAGAATAATTCAACAATTAGAAGAACAAGCTGAATTTTTAATCGCGAAAGCGAAGAAAAATAAATAGTATTTAGATAAAATATAAGTTGATAAGGGGGATTAAATATGAAGAAACTATTAATAAGTGCATTATCATTAAGTGTTTTGCTTGCTGGATGCGGTCAAAATAATGATAGTAACAAAACCATTAATAAAAATGTGTCAGAAAATAAAGAAGTTAAAACAAATGACAATCTTTCTTCTGAAGAATTCAATACACATTTCAAAAAAACTTTAACTAAATTTACATCTTCAATGAAGGAAATAGATATAGTAAGTAATGGTAACGATGTGTCGGAATTCGAAAATTCATACAGAGAGATTGGTAATAATTTATTAAAAAGTGCAGAAGAGTTCAAAAATAAAATTAAAAATGAAAATTTAAACCAAGAACAAAAAGAAGTCTCTAAGTTTTTAACCAATAATATGCTGGCAACTGGTAACTTATTTGTTGATATGAGTACTGTTTATCCAAAGTTATTATCAGGGGAATTAACAGAAGATCAGGCAATTTCAGAAAATACAAATATACAAGAAAAGTATACACAAAAGTATTTAAATTCAATAATATCCGAAGAAGAATTTAGTAAATATTTAGAAAAACACAAAATTGAAGACGATTATTACAATAGCATGGTTGCCGAGTTGAATGAGACTGAAGACCCTATTGAATTTGTAAAAAATGGTAAATCGCAATTAGTTAATCACGAATCTGGTGATAATTTAAAAATTGTTAAAGTGTTTAAAAACGAAAATACAGATGAAAATGGTTTTAACGAAATTGATAATAACGGTTTTATATCTAATTTAGCTTTCGTATTAGTCGAAGATTCAAATACCGGCGAAAAATCACTTGGATATTTTGGTGAAAATATCAACAAAACAGATAAACATATTCACTTTCTAGGTAGTGTTGAATTTACAACAGATACAGGCGAACAAATTCAACCAGACGGAGGAGTATTTGAAACAAATAATAAATTAATTAAAGAGTATAATCCTAATGTAAAATCAAAAGGATACGGAATAGTTAAATTAGATTATCAAAACGAGATTCCTAAATCAATTGAAGTAAAAATATCACAACCTCAAAATAACGATGACACTAATTATTGGGGTCAAGACATTACATTAAGTTTAAAATAACCTCCACTAGCTGACCACTAGTATCCTACTGGTCGGCTATTATTGTAGAAAGAGAGATGAGTATGGATATATACCAATACATTGAAGAAAGACTAAATGAACAAATTAATTGGTATGACAAAAAAAGTACGAGTCATAAAAGAAGATATATGATTTGTAAAATTATCGCTATTATTTGTACGTCAGCTATTCCTTTAATCGCAATAACTGAGTTACCTTACTTTAAATTTTTCGCCATACTCCTTTCGGGTATAATCGGCATCTCTGAATCTATCAATTGGTTAAATAATGATCATACTAATTGGATAAAATATAGGAAAACATGCGAGTCTTTAAAGCATGAATATTACGCTTTTAGTACCTTGACAGGGGTTTATAAAAATGAAGAACACCCTGGAAAACTATTGGTACAAAGAGCAGAAAGTATAATTTCTGATGAAAATGTTAATTGGGCTAACATACAAAATGACTATCAAGTAGAAAAGAAAGAGGTAATATCATGACGAAAGTATTTATAAGTTATAGAGCTGATAATGAAGGTACCCAATACAAAAAATTACTTGTAGCATGGTCGCTTAATCCGCATAGAAATTTTTTTGATTTTAAGTTTGAAGATCAATCGATAGGCACATCTATTAATTCAACAGATGCATATTACATTAAATCAAGAATAAAAGATAAAATTGACTCTTCTGATAAAATAATTTGTTTAGTTGGAGAAAATACCTCAACTTCCGACTGGGTAAATTGGGAATTAGAATATGCTCATAGTCTAGGAAAACCGATTGCAGCTATTAAAATTAAAAATTCCTATAAAACTCCAATCAATCTTTATGGCGTTAATGCAACTTGGGCTAAATCATTTACATTTGATTCAATAAAAAAAGCAATTGATGACGCTAATTAGTCATCAATTACTTCATATGTTTTATCAAAGATATCAGGTTTAACTGGATATCGTTCACCATGAATACCGGTTACAATCCAGTCACCTTTAGAAGCCGTCATAACGCCTTCTAATGTATTTATTTTCATAGTTTTATCTGTTTGAAAAGCTTTTACTTTCACAGGTTTTTTTCTGACAGTAACCATTTTTTTATTCATAAGGAACACCCCCTAATATATTCATACTAATATATATGATTTTACCTAAAAAATCAATTTTTATCTAGCCGACCACTAGAACTTAGTTTCGGCTATTTTTACAACTCGAAACAGAACACACGTTCGTATTTTATGTTAAAATAGTACATACATTCTTATTAAAGGAGATAGACAGATATGAGAATTGAAGAATTAGTTAACGACATCACTGCCTATATCATCGAACGAGCAGAAGATTTAAGTATCGAATCACTCGCATATATTTATAACATTCACATCGCTTTCAATCATATTCAGAGTTGCTATATGAATAAAAATGGTAATGACATTATATTTATTAAATTCGGTACAGAACAGGAAATGTGGCATTCATTTGCACATGAATTAGGACATTATTTCCTACATGTCGGTAATCAAAGAGATATGCGTCCTTCTTATACTGCTATGCAGGAATATGAAGCTGATAAATTTGCTTTACTCTTTATGATGCCAGAACGATTGATCGTAGAATATAATCTTTTTGATGTGGAATCGATTATGAATTATTTCAGAGTATCACAAGAGCATGCTACTAAAAGAGTTGAAATGTTAATCAATCGCGCAAAAAGTAATAAGCTTGTCGGCTTAGAGAGGGTGTAGAAGATGCATATTCAACAGTTAGAAGATGGTAAGTATAAAGTTACTTTAGAAGCCCCTCGCGACCCAGTTACAGGCAAAAGACAGCAGATAACAAGACGTCATAAAAATAAAAGAGAAGCTATTAAGCGTGCTGAGGCTGAATATGATAAACGAATGGCGATGCTTGGTCAATATGGTGCATTAAATAGTGGTAGCCCTACTTTTAGACAGGTAGCAGAGAAATTTATGGAAGAATATAAGAAGAAAGAGAAAATCAGCACTTATAAATCAAGAAAAACAAATTTAGTTAAGTTGTACGATTTCTTTGATCAAATAGAAATTAAGAAGATAAATCATAAAATGTGCCAGAATGTTATAGACGAAATGATGCTAGGTACAAGAATATACTCTAAGGCGTACACACAGAGTGTTAAAGGGACTTTAAACTTAATAATGGACTATGCTTTAAAAAACGGAATAATAAGCGTAAATCCTGCTCTAAACTGCTCGTATCCTAAACCTCTCGTCACCGTTGAAGATTTAGAAAGCACAGAGTTCTTCGAGGAATCAATTTCTAAAGAAGATACAAACGCGATATTCGAGGAATTTAAGTCGGATAGGTATAAATACAAAGATTCTTACGAGTTCTTTTTAACGATGTATTACACAGGTATGCGACCTGGTGAGGTAATGGCTTTGAAAATGAATGATATAGATTTCGAGAAAAACGAATTACGTGTCACAAAAACATTATTTAATCCAGATGATAAAAAACGAGGTCATCAACTTATACCACCTAAAAATAATACTAGTCGAATCATTTCATTTTCTGACACGCTTGCTGTAGAATTAAAAGCGATAATAGAGAAACGAAAACAAACTAAAGAAGTGTTTGGTGAACAATACATCGATGAAGGATTTGTATTTTGTGACCACTTCGGAGATCCATATAAAAATGGATTAGTTTATAAAAGATTTCGTGCTGCATGTGAAGCCGTTGGCATAAAAGATAAGAAGTTTCGACCACATACATTTAGACATACGCATACAACTAATTTAATTGAAGCTGGTGTATCACCGAAAGACGTTCAAGAAAGATTAGGTCATAAAAATATAAATACTACACTAGGAATCTATGCACACGTCACTCAAAAGTCACGTGATCAAGTTGTTAAAGTTTTTGATGACCACATGGAAAAAGCGTTAAAATTAGATAAAGACGAAACAGAAAATTAA